TTTCCCTAACTTTATAGACCTTTTCGTATGGTAAATCAGCTCGAAGGGTGCCGCAAACAAGGAACTTCGACGCCAAGGAGACAACGGATTGGAACTCTTCCAAAGTTTCAATATTGCCCATGTTGATAGAGCCAAGATTACAAACGTCAGAGTCATCTTCAGACGTAACTTCTGTACAAGCATTGCGAAGCGTTTCATTTTGTTTATCCCCAAAGTTAAAAGAGAATCCTGGTTCGCCGGTGCTCATTGCTTGGAAACAATTCGCGAGGAAGACATCGTTATATTTTAGACTATATTCCGTAGAGATATCACCAAAAGCACCCACAGTTGTTTTATGGCCTGCGTCTAAAGCAGCATCATCATAATTAACACTGATGTTGGTCATATCAAGGTTAGCTGGGTGATTAAAGTCCTGTTCCTTTAGCCGCCTAACCTCTGGGCTCCAGTTCTTTGCAACTAGGAAATCTTTAATATCCGGATGAGCCCAGTTCAATGAGGCATAAATGGCGCTTCGCCGGCTGCCTCCCTGCATTACCCCGCGTCCCGCCTCATTAATCATTTGCATTAACGGGAGCGGCCCAGAAGCAGTGCCCCCTGTTTTAGATAGGGGAGCACCTTTGCCACGTAGGACAGAATAATCAATACCAATGCCACCTCCGGTCATGAGACAAGACACAGCGCGTTGCATAACAGCCGCCCATTCCTCCCGAGTGTCTTCTTCAGCACGAAGTAAGAAGCAGTTATTGAAGTAGCTATGACCTCTACCACTGTACCAGATATACCGGCCCCCAGGCAAAAATCGGAAAGTTCGGATATACTCTTCTAATTGGGCCAATTCATCTTTAGCCATAAGCGGACGTTCCTTACCCCACCGTGATCCACACACATCCTCAACAATCTCTTTAGCACGGTTTGCCCAAGTTTCACCGGGATACCTCGCATATTTATTATTGAAAATGTTTTGAGCAAATGTGCTTTTAAATTCTGTCAGATATGCCTCCAAATTTTACGTTTCCAGATATCCAATACATTAGTTTTCGAAATATTAAACATAGCAGCTACAGCACGACTAGAGAATCCCCCCTCTAAATGCCTAATACGCAATACCATATCTTCTGTTAATTTACTATTACCGGCTTTTTCACCTTTTGCTTGGCGATTCTTATGTACCATATCGGCCGAGTTTTCTTTATGGGTACCAATTTTGAGATGATCTGGATTAACACATCTCGGATTATCACAAGTGTGCATAACTACATCACCCGGTTTTGCACCCATCAATACGCGATGGACATAAGCAATTTTATTGTCTGCCCAAGTTACAGGATAACCTAAAGAATTGACGGCTTTATTCCAGATAATACAATCAGCCACTCTTCCCTTTCTTATTAAATTCTTCTAGCAACTTATCAATCTTCTCTAGTTTCCTAATAGACTCTTCTAACCCCTGCGACCATTCTGTAACTGTCCATTGCAATTCAATTGACTCTTTCTTAGACATATCAGTGTAATAGGGAATAAGGCCTTGCAGCACAAATTCCTTATCTGTCTTTAAATCCCTAAGAAGATGCTCAATGTATTCTTGTAGATAAATTAGGTGAATGGACATTTATTCATCCATAGGATCTGGAAGAGAATCTAGAGAATCTAATTCTTTCAAGCCGTCTTCGTACATCTCTTTGGCTTCTCGTTCATTCTGTAGCCGTTTCCTATAGCGGATGTTCTTACCATTGTTCTGGCTCCACCACAACTTATCGTCATGCGTGGTCTTCTTGTTCTCCGGCTTGGTCATATAAAAAGTCTAGTCGTTCCTCAATTTTTTCTAAAAATGCGTCTACTAAATCGTCTGAAGTAATTTCTAAGAGTTCTAGAAGAGTCGTCTCGTCTAGTTTCCTTAAGTTATGTAGGAGATTGGGTAAGCTCATGAAACCGATCTAAAAACATTTTCTTTGCGATTTCTGGAGGATAGCCAATAACACTAATCTGATCTTTTGGCCTCTCCATATAATTCCACATAGTCCAATTATCACCCTTACCAGGCATTAAAGACTTAGCCTCTGTAGATAGCATACACACATCAGCATCTTTAATTGTCTTTGCTAAAGGATATTCAAAACCAAACTTATTAGCAATGATTTGCATGAGATTATCTTCAATCTTTCCATAGTTTTCTAAATACGGTTTAACTGGACGTGCAATATCGGCTAAATAGGCCTCCGATGCATCGTGTAATAGCGCTGCTAATGCATCTTTACGGTCGACGAGCAAGCTACAATAAACACTATGCTCAGCCACTGAATAGAATCGTGAGCATTGACCCGTGAATCGACAATTCATACTGAGAGCATGGGCAATATCTTCAATATTAATCATGTCGACAGTGGGATTCATAAATTCAAACAATACACCTGTTTTGGTTTCAATCCAATCACTCATATGTCTCTTTTAGCACTTCAATTAATTTCTCTAAATAATGAATGGCCTTACCAATCTCTTGTTGATTCTCGTCTTTAGTGCCCATTCGCATAATATACTTAAGGGCTCCATGACGATAAACACCAATACGTTGTTCAGGAGTCCAAGTATCCACTACATCCCATGGTTCAATACCCATGTCTTTATAATAGGTGCCACCTACCTGCTTAAGATTCGCTTCACTCATCTTCTAAATCTTCAATAGCCTCATGATAAACTACCATCGCTGCATCATACCATTCCCAGTTATCAACGCCGCCGTCTTCTAAGGCGGCTAATTTTTCTAGTCGGCGTTGCATATCCCGATAAGCTGAGAGCTTAATAGTAACTAATTCTTCTGTCATAAATATTTCTTCTTTAGAAAGTCTAAGCTAATAAACATAGGATCAAACTCACCATCATTAACTTCATGAAGCATGAGAATTCCTCGCCAATGTTTATTACCTTGAGGCCCCAAATAATCTTCGTCATGCTCGTAACATGAGCCAGCAATGATCGATGTGAGTCGTTTTCCATCTGCACGATGGCCGGTGGCTATTTGAAGGCCTTGTTGATGCCCTGCCACACAAGACATGTGCTTCTTTTGAAGCTGTGCTTGAGCCGTTGTACAAGGGCGTCCCAAAAGACCGGTAACAAAATAATGGGCGTAGCAAATCCCATCAATAACAACAGGCCGGAGAAAAGGATATACCTCCCAACCGAAAGACTCATATCCAAGATCTGCCACACTAATCGTACCATCTAGTTTTGGGTCTCCTTCGATGACCTTGTTGATTCTGTTTTCGTGGTTACCGAGCGTAAGGATCTTACGTGGATTGTATCTTTCACGATGTCCAATACGTGCTCTACGGTTGTATGCTTCGAGAGGGCCCAACAGCGTGGCCATAGCCTCATGTGTTGCTTCAATGTCAGCTTTGTACCTTCGACCTTCAAAACTCTTTTTACCCACATCATAACTTGATAACGATGGGAGATCGGCAAAGTCACCGATGTTGATGAGTGTGTCAGGTTTCTTAGCAACAATATAATTACCTATGGCTTCTAGAAATTTAAAATCATCACCGGGTCTGATCTGACAGTCTGGTAGAATTAAATGAGTAGATATTTTATGTTTCCTCTCAATTTCTGGACGTAAGGAAGAAATTAGTCATCGAATTCTTCATCTTCATCATCACCAAAAGCAGCTACACCAAAATCAGAAGCAATTCCCATAGCCACGGCCATATTCAATCCAAACTGCATTAAGGCTTTTAGCTCCGCTTCACCCAACACAACCACAGCATTTACTTGACCCTCTTCATCATATAGATTTAATTCATTAATTTTTATTTGGTGTTCCTCTTTCTTTTACTTTGTTCTTTACTAGATTTCTCATCATGACATGTGTTGCAAAGGACTTGTAGTCCCTGTTCATCACAAAATAGCCGACTAATATAATCGTCCCAGGTTGTGAAGCCTTTGTCTGGGTCCACAACAGGTTGAATATGATCGACCTCAATGTTTGTAGAAGTGTATTCCTTCTTACAATTTACACATTGATAGTGCTGTGCTAGACGTCCAGATGCTTCGTTGATTTTCTTTTCTGTCTTAGCGGCGTTCTTTACATTGTGTTTAGGAGGCCACCTGCGAGTGCCTGCCCGTAATACACTAATGATGAAGCCTTTAATTCGAGCCTCAGTCCACTGCAAATGGCATCTCCCAAATCTTTCCCGGTTCCCGCTGTAGCCATAAGACCTGAGCATTCATTAACATTTCTTCGTCATTCCTATAGAGACTTCGCACATAATCAAACATGTCTTTCTCTTCAGTCATGTCTTGTAATGGTAGGGCGGCTTTCTTTCCACAGCCCACAACCCCTTTAATTCCGTCTCCATGGTCACCAACAATAAGCTGATGATAGAAATAACGCATAGCTTCTTCAGGAGTAACAAAGAATTTCTTAGCCTCAGCAACCACCACCCCCAATCTAGTTTGTTCCCATTGATAATGCCATCCGGGAACTTGTTTCATGTCTTTATCTATCGAGATAATAATAGTGCTTTCGGGAGGAGCTTGGCTCTGGCCTATTGCCAATCCATCATCTGCTTCAGCACCGTCCATAACTACTGTATTAAATTCATGTTGTAGTCTATGGCGACAGCTTGCAAGCCATTTAGGAATTGGTTTGCTTTTACGATTAAGCTTATATTCAGGAAAAATACCATATCGGAAATTATCTTTTCCAGATAAATACCCCTGAACATCAGTTACTTCTGCCTCATCTACTAATCGGTCTACAAATGTGAGACAACGATTTTGAGCAATGTCTTCTAGTTCGTGCTCGGCAGATGCAGCACATCGATAGGCAACTAAATCAAAAGTCGACGAGTCCAATCATCGTCATACCTCTCTTTCATCCAAATCAACATTTTGGTTATGTTTTATTAAATTATCTGTCAAAGTCAATTAAACCAATCAAAGAATTAGTTCCTTTGTATCCCCATCATCATCAGAATAGAACGCCCGAACCACACCAACAGATCGTAGAAGGCTTCGGCAACGAACACAAGGCATAGCACAGCCGATATTCCCACCTTTAGTAAAACGGGTGACGTAGATGGAACTCCCGACCAAATCGGTTTGATGCCCTCGTTTAAGAAGCTTGAGAACTGCTGCTTCTTCAGCGTGCACAGTAGGTTTTCCCAGCACTTTAGAATAACGAATTTCATTATAACCTGTGGACAATACTCGGTTACCTTTAGTAATTACAGCACCCAGCCTATGTCGCATAAAGGTGCTTTTCTTTGCCTGCTTTTCAGCTAGACGAATCATAATCCCCGTGAACAGCAGCGTTAGCGATGTTCATAGCCAATCTTCACGATATTTCTGTTTCAAAGTGATCTTCACACTCCGACCTTCACTACCCCAGCGCTTACGCTGAAAACTCACAATGTAGCCATAATGCCTTGCCCATGCTACAGCGGCGTCTTCAACTCTCTTTAAAGCCTTGGCATCTAGGGGATGGGTTTCCACCCAGTCCCCTTCATTTACCAAATGCTCAGAGAACTTGTAAATGCTGGTGTAATAGCCCTTATTCGCTGGGTCCGGCTTGTTCGGTTTTCTGTGTTCCAAGAACCCAATCCGTATATTTAGATGCTAGAGCAATTGCTTCATCAGGGTTAGGGGGAGTCTTAGCACCCACTGAAAGCGTCTGTAGAGCCCGTTCTAGGCTGCTCTGACGGATGATATATACCTGTCGTGCTGCACGTTCTTCTGGAGTCTCATAACTACTACGGGCAGGGGCCGCAGAAGAGGCGCCGTTAGATCGTGATGCTTGTTGTGGGGGGCTGGCAGTGTCACCTGTGCTAATGGCGGTCCAATTCTTAAACTTGTCGTTGGATTCCACCACACTAAAGCTACTACCCTTAGCCATATTCTTGATGGCTGCAAATGCCTGTGGATTTGAGAAGCTTACCAGCTTCTTTTCTCGGTTATACCCATTAGCGGTGTAGACCACATGGGCAATCTCATAATTACTGTTGCCCTTTTGTACGGGCTCAATACGAACTTCTTGTAGAATGTACATTATTCGGAAATCTCCTCGATCCACTTTAGATTTGCTGGGTTAATAAAAGCCTTATTACCGTTCTCTTTAACCGCAATAATCCATTCTTTGTGATCATATTCAACAACGATCATCTTCTTGTATGACCCATTCATAAATGCAAATAGAAGCGTGCGCTTCTGATTAAAACTTTGTGCCATTATTTCCTTTAATCAATTAATTGAAATTCCCAGCCCTTTTGCTGGCAATATTTATAAATCTTTTCTAAGTCCCAATCTTTCATATATTTAATAATTGGGGCTATGTTTCCCGTCTCTAGATCAAACGCTGCTACAAAGTGTGGAGCTGTGATGATCACCATACCTATTATTTTACACGAAAATCTCTTCCATGTCAAGCTTGTTAGGGCCTATTTTTAATTCACACGTCATTGGAAGAGAGAAATCATACCCATAATGTTGCTTACACAAAGCGGGCACCTTCTCAACCGATGTCTTCATCATCTTAGCCACATCAAGCACATATTCCTCTGGAGAATCAGCCACAAGGCTGTCATGGATGGTCCCTACGAACAGCGCGGGAATACCAGACATCTTAAGAGATTGATAAAACTCTATACGGGCAAGCTTCACTAGATCTGCTCCGAAGCCCTGTACGGGATAGTTCTTGATGATGGTGAGGGGCCATCGATAGCCATTCTTTTCAAACGGAAAATATCGTCCTGAAGGAATGACAATTTGCCCTGTACGCATCACTGTCAACAATAAATCATCGTGCCATTTCTTTAGTCCTTTATATTTCTCATAATATTGATCAATGACTCCTTGCCAGAATTTCTCTGAAGTACTTACCCCCATGAAGTCAGGATCATGTGCAAAGCTATAAGCAGATCCTCCATAAATAATTCTGAAGGTAAGCACCTTTGCAACAAGTCTACCGGCCTTCCCTTCACCAAGTTTAAAAGTGTCTCTGTTTACTTCATGAAGATCAATCTTTTCTCGAATCTCTTTAGCAAATGTCTGATCCCCTGATAACTCAGCTGCCGTGACGATTTCCAGGGATTTGACGTCAACATTAATCAGCATTCTATTTGAGCTAAAACACCTTTGGCAAAGGAAATTAGTTGTTCTGGAGTGGCGTTCCGTTTCATAAAATTCGCTAACGCAGAAATTACTTGAATATTTCCCTTAATATATCCCTTGGAATTATCTATACGATCTAGAGATGCATTAGTTGGTTGAAATCCTTGGCCCTGTGTAGTAGTTAGGTCTACGTTTAAATATACACATTTATCTGGAATAGTAATATCAGATAATTCTAGATTAAATTCTAAATTTTTATATTTAGCATTTTTTCTAGCTTGAGCAAACAACTTTCTTTCAAAGTTATTTTCAATCCAATTACAATTACTTTTAAACCGTTTATCTTTGCATTTTTTAGCAGACTTGCGACTTATTTCATTCTTACGTTCTCGATTGGATTCGGCCCAAAATTTCCATTTTTCTTTGTTTTCTTGATAATACTTTTGTCTATATTCTTTACTATTCATATCTAGTTAGTAACAATTTATCTAACTCCTCAGGGCAATTTTGTAGGTTAGGACGGGATGATGAAAGGCGGCCCGTGCGGGCGACGTTTTGATTATATTGACCATGAATCAGATTGTCTTGCCATCGTAATGTAGTCATAAGTTTATGCATACTCTCCAACATTTCCACTACCTTAGAGACTTTAGCACGCTTATCAAGGAGGTCGAGTAAATCCTTATCCTCTTTCCTTCGGCTTTTAAGTTGCTTAAGAGTCGGCTCATTGGTTTCGTAAAAGAGAGTTCCTTTGTATGTAGGTGCCAAGCATTTCTTGACTGTCGTGCCTTCAAGCGGTTTAAAGCGGAGTGGGAACGAAATCTCTTTTGTATGCCATGAGCGTTTAACGTATGCCTGCCCTTTCTTTTCGCCGGTCTTGTACACCGCGGGTTCTTCTGTTGCATACGGATAACTACCATTTCCGCCGTAGATGAGAAGAGATAGATCGTCTCCAGAATTCCAATTGAAATAGGCTTTCGCCTCTTCAGGTATAAAAGTCCAGAGCTTCTGATCGATAACATCTAAATCATCCTTATAACATCTGAGAGCATAATCAGCACCTTCGTAGTCCCATTTAGCCCCGTTCCATTCTGCTTCCATGAGAGTCTTCATGTCCTCCCCTTCTAGAAGCACCAGCGACCTTTGCTTCTCATTCAAAGCCTGTTGCTGCAAAGGGAGCACCTCATAAATGGCCTCAACATCCCGGATGTTATATGGCTTAAGAATTTCTATTGGAATGTCTGGTGTATCAATCCCCAATTCCCAATATTCTTTTACCTTATCTTCCTTGGGATCTAGACCATAACTTTTTAAGGTGTCATCGAGACTTGCATAGGAAAGGGTTTGCCCAGAAAGAATGAATTCTCCTAGCTGTACATCCCAAATGACACAATCAGGCGGTGGAGTCCAATTTAGAACACGACGAATCCATAGCAAATCAAACTTACAAGCAAAGTTGACAAAACGAGAGCAACGGCTGAGGGCTTGTCGAAGGACATCAAGGAAGTCAATGTCTGTGTAATATTTCCAAATAGTTGGTTCATCATCAATCTTTAAAGCATAGGAAACTAGAAAATTCTGGGGATCAAATACATGACCCTTATTCTTGGTTGTTGTCTCTACATCAAGAATTACTTGTGCCATTCATCATGCGTAGTCAATGATGTCTTCATATCTTGCCTGTTGTGTGTTAATCAGCACTTCAAAATGCCCATGTTTAAGGGCTGGATCAGAGTCAGGATCACCAAACAACTTGTTCTTGCTTATAGCGAGATAACGCACTCGTTCAAGAGTTTGTTCATGGACCTTTCCAATTCCCAATACCCAATCTGCTTCGGCTTGGACAGCTGTTTTAGCATTGGCAACGTGGCCCATATTAAGGTAACGCACTCCTTCTGCTGTTCCGTCAGCTTGTGATACTCCAATGGAGGCATGACCTTCTTTAGCAAGTTCTCTAGCCCATTGGAAAATGCTTCCCAATCGTAGGTCTTCTCGGTCGTTTTGGAATCCTTTAATTTTAGGTAATTGGTCATATACCACAAGAGCAGGTTCCTCTGAGGAAACAAGGTCTTCAACATCGCGCTTGCCGATGTTAGCAGAATCATATAGCTGCCAATTATCACCCACACTATTAAGGAACTCCCGTTCATAGAACGCCTCATTCCCCATAAGCTGAGTCAAATCACATCCAAAGAAAGCCTGTAGTACCCGGAGATTTACCTTGTCTCCCTGTTCCTCATTACAGAACCAGATTACAGGTCTGTCTGTTTGTTGCAGGAAATTAGAAACTTCCGAGGCCAGGAAGGTAGTTTTCCCTGTTTCAGGTCTAGCGAATATGAATCCAAAGTCCCCAGCACGTAAGGATCCAAGGCTCTTGTTGAGGCAATTAAGTCTCCAACGTAATCCTTGCGATTTATAGGTGTTGTGAAGAAGATCGCCCAGCTTGTTGGAAACTCGCCGTAATTGTAGGTGATTGGTGGTAGGTTGGTGTAGTTGCTCATATAACTTTAAAAGGGTCTCTAGATTGCCTTCTCCCTTACTAAGCTTAAAGGCCTCCTCAGACAGCTTTAAAGCCTCTCTACGCTGCTTTAGCTGCACCAGGAGTGCTTCGGGCACCCCCTCGCTTAAACCCTCGGTACGTAGTCTCTCAAACAAGCCCTCATACAAGGCCCTGTCACAGGAGGGATATTTATTGAAGAAGAAAGCAGACAGATCGTTTAGAGAAACGTCTGTAGCAATGTTATTGTGAAGATCTTCTAGAGCTTCATAGAGATAATAGATTTCCTTAGATATGTCTTTAATGTCTTTAAGACTTACATATTGAAAATAACTATTAAACTTACTTTTCTCTAGAAGACATAAAATTAGAGTTAGTTCTGGATTCATTTAATCATATAAATATATCTTCGTTTAAGAAAGAAAATAAATCCCCCCTCCCCCTTACTGTGTTTACCGTTTAAAGTAAGGGGTTTGCATACGCTAAAAAAACAAAGAAGCTAATAGCTTAGCAGAATTTGTAACAGCTGTCAAGCTTTTTCACGTTTCCATAGGGTTATCACTTAGAGCCCCACAGCCAACTTTGTAGTTGGTGCCTGGAAGGGTGAGCACCCCACCTTGGTTATAACAGAAGCCAAATACAGCTCGCTCCCCGAATTCCCGGCCCTGAGCATGCCGATGCTCCCCATAGAAATACCCGCCAATGATGGGGCTAACACCAATGAGAGCCATAACTACAATTTTAACATACTTGTTCATTTCAATACTTCCTTAATTTCATCTAACGACAAAGCCTTGGGGTCTTTTGTCGTGGTAATAATTTTCACAGGCCTGCCAGTGAGTAATTCCAATCTGGCCGCCTTTTTAAATGATCGACCTTCTTGATCCTTGTCTAACCAAAGAACAATAGGGCGATCTGATTTATCCGAGAGATAATATAAATGGGCTGGATGGATTTCAGTGCCGAATAATGGTAGAGCCTCCGTTATTTGACCAACCTTATTAGCACTTAACCAGTCTTCAACCAATATTGTTTGTGCTGCTTGATGGGTTTCCCCCACTGGAAAAGCACCTTTGTGAGAATCTCCTCGGGTGAACCATTTGCTTCCTTCTCCCCGGATGAGTCTTCCGATGGAAAAGGCCATACTTCCCACGGAGGGAATGCAGAAATAGAGTCGCCCTTCTTTTTCAGAATAGCCGCAGTTTTCTTTCCAGAAGCTATATGGGAGTCCAAATTGGAGGAGCCATTTCCAAGCCTCTGTAGGAACTTCTCTGGACCAGTCAGTAGGTAGGGTACCTGCTTGGACATTTAAGCGCTCCTGGGGCCGTTTAAGGGCCTTCTCAGGGCCTTCCCAAGGGGCCGCGACATGCAGTCCACAAGCAAAGCAATGTTTTGTACCATTTTGGAAGTGTTTAAGGTTGTCTCCGGAACTGTCTTGCCCACGATCCCTACACCTCGGACAGGGGGAACAATTCCTCATCATCGTCATCTTCAAGATAATTAATACATTTGTCTAGATCAGATCTACCAATGGTAGGAATATTTAATCCAGCCAAACATTTATTACAAGTATCTAGGAATTCTAGAGTTTCCGCGTGGCGGAGAGTGCTCTCATAATCTGACAGATTCCTGTCACAGCAAATACACCTCATGAAAGATCCTCGTATTTATCCTTAAGAAGCTCCAACGGCTGCCACCACAGACCACCACCGCAACCGCGTACCTGGACATAGGGTTTTCCTAGAAAATATTTAGTAGGTGTTACTAGAAATGCCCCATAATCTAGAAATCGAACATATTTTACACCAAATAATTTAGCATTAAGCCACTGAAAAGGATTCATTCTACTGCTTTCTTAGTACCAATTACTACAATATTACCTTGATCTTTTGATCGATAATAATGATTCTTATTATGTGCTTTAGGGGAAATATAATGGATATCAAATTCCTTGTCGTTCTTTAGCGATTCTAGGAAATTGCTATCCTGCTGAGAAGGATCAACTACAAAAATAATAGTATCTCCAATATTATATTTAGATAGTCCTTTATATTCCCAGGCATTCCTACCCCAAGAATATTGCACTACATTATATCGCAACGCTCCTTCAACGACGGACATTAAAATGCTCCGCAAGTTTAATCATTACAGTGAGGGGCCCGTTAGGTGTGCTCACATGAGCAATGTGCACCCCATCTGTATTTTCAGTGGGGGTCTTATGAATTCCTCCAATTACACGAATACCCTTATTTACTTTAGGCTGCTTCATTGTTTGTACAAGAGGATCCATCCCACAGCATTGACATGGAAAAGAACGTACTGATTTAACGTTCTTATTCACCTTAGGAAGAGTTTTAGACATTCTCTTGAGCTGCTTTCCATACTTCTTCGTAACGAGCCTTACCAGATCTAGCAAGATCTTTAGGCATTTTCCCATGATGAGCAGCCCAACCGGACTGCGAATACCATTCATCGAAACTAAGTTTCTTCTTAGCCCGATTCAATGGGGTAAGTTGTCGTTCAGGAATGGTTACTCCCTCTGCTGACGGTTGTGTGTGGGCGGCCTTGGCGAGCAATGCGCGGGCCGATGTCACAACATCGAGATCCGGCACGCCCCTGGCAACCATGTCCAGGACGGAGCGCAACGCCGTCAGCAATTCCCCCTGCCCTGCCTCTGCGGCAAAAGTAGGCTTTACATTTTCTACTTGGCGTTGAGCAACCGGAATGCCATAGGCTGCTTGTTTACGTTCAATGTATTCGGACAAGGTCTTGTCCTCACGGATCTGCCCCGCGTCTTTACTCTTATGAGCAGGTTTATGAAACATTTCCAAACGCCTCAATATCGTCGGTTGGATCATCAAAGAAATACAGCGACTCTGTGTCGACTTCAATTACTGGGGAGTCATCACCATCACACTGAAAGTAAGGGTAATTTTCCATTGCATCACGCCAAGCTTGCGCCTGTTCACGCGTTTTAAACCTTCGCGCGCGGCAAGTCCCATCACCAAGATTATCCATTACTTCATACCATTTCATTGGAAATACTCCTTCAAAGCATTAACATAATTAACCAATGTAGTACCCATAAGACCGGGGCGACTATTCACCTCAAGCACATAACACATATTACGTTTCTCGTTATAAATAATATCCACTGCCCCATAGTTGTAATCACAAGCAGCTACCGCTTTGGTCGCCAATTCCAACATCCCTTCAGGAGGCACCACATCATTCCGAACATATACATAACCATTAACACAATTACGAACACGGGTGTCCCTATCGCCCTCAAAACCACGTTTCTTTTTCTTCTGTTGTACATCAATTACTTTTCCGTGGAAGACATGGACCCGGTATTCAGCTTTCTTTGGGATGTATTCTGTATAGACAGATGCTCTAGGATACTCTGCATCACCTGACTCAAATTCGATAATTCCACGGCCATTTGTGCTATTGATGAGTGCACGGGCGAAGAGTGTTTTTGCATCAAGTTGCTTAGCCTCTTCGACACTCGTTGCGTACGCAGGAGCGCTGATTTGATTTTCTCGGAATCGTTCATATTGTTCAATCTTGTCCAAAGGATGTTGTGTAACTATAAATGCCTTATGTTTCCATTGACGTTTCTGTGACCAGCGACGAGAAGAAATCCGAAAAGATTGCATCCCGTCTGATGATAGACCTTGTTGCAAGGCCTTCGCAAACTTTGATCCCACTGGATCAACAACAATATATTTCATTACGATGCCAAACTTTTACATTCCACTACATCAGTGACTTCCAGCATAGCATGATATTGCTTGGTGCCAGACAGATAACGGGCCATAAGAATATCCGGCCGTGCTTTAAAGAAATTCGTTGAATAATTCACCATTTCTGTTTCACTTTTGCAATCAACCTTCCATACACATACCAATCCCTGATCCCTATCTCCCTCATCCTCTCCAGTCATATTAGACCAACACAAGATACCCCACACATAATATTCTGTGCAATTAGGGGAATCGTACATTGGTTGATAATCCTGTCCTTCAATGAGAATGTGACCTGTAACCAGCTTGTTATATCGATGACGAAGGTGGGGAATTACTGATTCGTCATATACCTCCACAAACTTCTCAGGGATGACTCGAAAAAGATCTAGAGGACTCTTTCGCCCGAAATGATGCCTATTGCTAGCTTGTGGAGCAGGTAAAGTGCGTTGATGATAATTGCCCCCTAGATAGGATCCCCATTCCGCCCCATCCCAAGCAGCACCTGAATATTTATATTCAATGTCTTGATGATTTTCTTTGTATTTATCTCCATCCATATTAAAGGAAAGAAGTTGACCCTCTTTCACATCATACGGAGGATTTTTAAATTCCAACCCAGCACGACTACCAGCTAGTGCCAACATATCTTTCTCAGAGCCTAGCAACACACCTCCGTCTTTAAGGTAACCAATAGCGAGCGGCCGATCTTCATTATGGATGGCATAAATAGTCGATTCTTTTACATTGTACCAGACAAATGTAAATGCAGCATTAAGTTTCTTAAGGGCCTCAGAAATAGAGGTAGATTCAGCAATTACATGGGCGCATGCTTCCGTGTCTACTTCCGTATCCTTATGCTTTTTATGATCCCCTTTATAGGTACCATTTTGCATAAGAATAATATTGTCATTTACGACAAACGGATGAGCATTCTCATCTGTCTTTGCTCCGCGGGTGGCAGCCCGATTGTGAGCAAAAGCCCAGCGGCCTTTATGAATCAATTCTGAACGGGAATCTTTCCATTCCTTTGTGCTGAGAAAAGCAAATCCAGGCATTGCTGCTTTATGCACTTGAATATTTTTCTTATTATCTGCATACATAATCCCCGTTGCATCAAAGCCACGGAGAGTATCCATATAAATAAGTTCTTCTAGTGCCTGGGCCTCTTTGCTACTAAAACCATTACTATAAGAACTAATAATTCCCACAATTCCACACATATTTATTCCTTATCGACGCCGAGCTGGGCGAAGCATATTCGGCGGCGGATTATTAACAGCCGGGGGCATTTGAATGTGATGTTGAGGCCATTGGATCGGCGGCCGGTTAGCTAGAGTAGCTGGGCGAGCACCCTCCCTCTGAATCTCCGCAAGCGCTTGGTCCACATTAAATTGGGCAGGTTCGGTAAGAGCGTCAAAGAAACCATCATCAATCACTCCGTACGATTCTGGAGTAACTTTAACATTATCATTGGTAATGGAGTATTTCATATTAATCACTCCATCCTCCATATTAGTACGATAGTTATTCAAATATAGCACCACATGAGCATATTCACCAAACACTTGATGTGTAAAGCTATCGTATGCACTGGTTGTATTCAGGTCCATGATGATCGACCTAGTTTCTTCCATTTTATTATTGCGTGCATAGGCAGTAAGGCAACCAATGAGATTACACCATTGAACAATCTTGCTTAGATCATTTGTGCCAGCCATATGCCGAAATTCAATGGTCCCCAATTCATAAATAGGCAAGAGGTTAAGCGCAGTATATTTCTGCCATTTCTTACCCTTTTGAATTAGATTTCCTTCCAGCACACTATAGGTCAGATTCGTTGCATACCAAGGAACACAGAAAATATTCTTATCCCGTTCCTCTCCCACCCATTCAAAAAAACAACGTTCAAATACTTGATAAAGCATCAAGATTGTTTTTACTTGATCAGTGGTCATGTCTTGTACATTCACATGTACATGCACCGAGCAACGTTCAGAATAATTACTCTCTGTAAATTTATTCTTCTTAAAGAATTGATCCAACACGTAGACCAATTCCCGCATCCTCATGGGATGAGTGACATATTCTGCGCCATGATTCCGCAAGCTGCCATCTTCATGGTATTCCATCCCTGGAACGCAATGGCTGCGATAATCATCGTAGTTACATCCTTCAATCTCCAATTCTACGCCATAAATCAGCGTAGGATCAGTGCCCATTTCAGGCTCAATAAGCAATTTTGTGACTTTATAAGGTTCTACAGGAACCAAACCCAAATCATTACACAACATATTGCACCTCAAACGCCGTACCTGATCGCGCAACAGCGTCACGTAGCTCTTGATTAAACAGTTTATTAGTGACAGTAATCGCATTTTTATTACGGGTACCTACCACACGGTCATACATATATACATCTTTCTTATTCATTGCAAAATGCTTTGAAAGCACCACAATATTTTGATCTTTAGCCGTTAGATTTGAGCAAATATCTCTGACATTCTCAAAGGTCACGTCTTGCGCACGCATGCGATCAGTGAGTTTGACAATTTGAGTATTTGCATTACTGATACCACGAGCAAATTGCCGCTGAGGAATACGGGAAACATAGTATGCACCACCATCAGATGATGTATACCAGCCCCGTTCCAATTGGGTAAATTCCCAAGACACCCCTTTATCAATAGCGGCGGTATAACTATAACCCGCTTCAGTATCAAATCTCACATACTCATCCCGCACTTGAGCAATCTTAACTAGTTGTTTTTCCCCAACCTCAGGGATATACCAAGCGAAACAGTGGAGATAGCGTTGTTGAAAGTCTCGCCGGTTATCAGTAGTAAATGTGTCTTTCATTCCAGAATGGGTACATTATAAGTATTTACCAACATATAAGCCACATCCTTATTATTCTTGTTAATCGCATTGAACAGTGGCTCGCGCAACTTATCAATATCAAAATCAGTGTCAAGCATTTGGAGAGCAAGGGTGGTGTTATCCCACACCCATGATCGTCTTTGTTCGTTAAACACCCAGAAATTACTCAGCACCCGATATTCCAGGCCATAAGGCTTATATCGCACAGCGCCCATCTTCCCATAGAGTTGTTTACGAAGGTCACCGTCATCCATAAGAGTGGACGGGGCTCCAAGGAATAGATCCAATAGTTTACCCAAACGATTAGCTTGATCAACATCCTTAATGGGATAGCCAATGTGCACATGTCCCCCGCAAGACCGCAAAGACTTGTCCTTCGCATTGGGCCTCGGGTTAGGCTTATTGGTCCACACATTGAAATCCGGATCGCAGCCAAACATCTTAGCTGCTGGGCTGTCTAGTTCTTTTGCGTCAAAGCTACTCGCGGACAATCCAGACAACCGCAATCCATACATTTCAAACACTTGATCAGCGAGGAATGCCACAGTGTTACCAATACTTGCGACAAATTGTTCCCGATGATCTGCGGGAGGAATATTAAATTCAATGGCTACATTGTCCTCTTGCACCGCATAACCATCACCCAAAGGCAACGGCAGGGGATGCTCTTTACTACCACCAATAAGGCCCACCGCGCTCTTAAGAGCACCGGCAGCATCCATCAGAAAAATTTCAGGGTCACAACCAAGAGTAAATTTCACAATTAATTCCTTTTAAACAATGTGAAAGTCAGGAGAGGATGGTCTGGGTCATACACATAATTATTATTAATAAATGATTGTGTATATACTAGTTCAGAATTAACATCAAACTCATTAATGACACTAATAGCATCTTCTAATTGTTCATTAGTATAGATATAACAAACATATCCAGTTGTATTTTTATAAAGTGTTTCATAACGAGTTACTAATTCTTTATATCGTCGAATATAGTCTGGTACATCGTACCATTTTGAGGCCCCACTTTCACGGTCTTGCCACATTTTCAGGCCGGCACGGGCTTTGATGAGTCCCTCAATATAAACTGAGTGATAGGGACCATCTGACTGTTTCATAAAGCGGCGGCTTGAAAGGGGGGCATCCACAGGATCGCCCCAATCATCCTTTTCGAGCCATTCCTCAGCTACAGTTACTAGCCGTTTAATATGGAAAAACAATTTCCCGTGCTCTACCACATCAATTTTATATTCTTCCTCATCCAAAACTACATGCTTAACCTTGTCAACGAACAGAGTAAGGCCGAATAAAGACGTTTTAAAATCATCAATATCGACCGCTTGATATGCCCCACAACAGGCTGAAAGATACCCATATTCATTATAATAACCACCGAGTCCATCGGCAGCGTCTTGAAAATATCTCACAGATTAAACCTTTCCTTAAACACTTTCCGAACCCATTGATTACTGGGTTCATCAGAGTCCAGATATTCTGGATGCCATTGCACACCAAATCCATTCAGATCGGGATAAAGCACCGCCTCAGGCTCACACGGGACCTGCACCGGAATGTCAACATCAAGATAATGTCGACTCAAGGGGCGCGTGGATTGGGCAATGATTTCGTGATTTGTATCCCATGGTGCTTGCATTTGATGGTGCAAAGAATTTACTTCAAATTGATATCCATCACTATCCTCTACCAAATGATCCGCGCCGGCATGATTAGTGACGTCCTGAATCAAATAGCCCCCTGCCGCAGCACATAGCATTTGTGCTCCACGACAAATGCCGAAGATGATCACGCCCTTTTCCTTAGCGCCATGCAAACAAGCCCATTCAATGGCGTCTCGCCTGGACGGCCAGGAGCTTGCCCCTGACGCGGATGATCGACCCTTGTTATACAGGCTGGGGCTAATGTCAGAGCCCCCATGAATAATCAAAATCCCGGGCTCATCAATCGCATTAGGGGAATCAATTACACAACATTCCCAATCAGGAAAGAAGGCATTCAGGGGATGGAAATGGTTATAGAGTACTGAATATAGCTTCATTACATTCCAGCTATGGGTTAAATTTCTACCGTGATAGTTTTAATTAGTTCGAACCCGGTGCACGGGGTGCACATGGTGGATGTGCATAACCTTTGATCACTCTTGTGCCTATAAATATAAATCGTCAGGAGTTCGGGTTTGACACGATAGGACTGATTGCACCAGTCCCAGCGGGGGTTGTGTACCTCTTTCCATCTATTATCATGAACACATACTTCAATATGCTTCCCATCAACATGAGCTTGCATTACCTTAATCATTTCTTCAGTGATCATACAATATCCCATTCATAGAGTGCTTCGAAAGCAAGTTGTGAATAATCACCATTCACTGGGCCAAAGAATTTTTCTTCGGATTTAACATCAGAAAGAAAGTTTCCAATGACCTCTTCAACTAGCCCATATGGTCCAGCCTTCAGTCTAATAAATCCCAAGGCTTCCTCGTAAGTCATCATAATTAGGCGGGGAGCACACCCTTTTCACTCACACTGAAACTAACCGGATCAGTGGATTTAGCTACTTGTCCTCCAGTAATTTCTCCGGAGACAAACTTCACATTAGGCCATCGCTTTGCGAAATGCACCAAGTCACCATCACGATGCTTTGCATTAGCATAAAACACCACAGCGGGCGGGTTATTACCGCGCAGATCATGCTCACGGGCAGTATAACCCTGGTAATTGATTGCATATGCAGTGGCTCGCTCGTCTTCGTAATAGGGAGCCAAGAAAAATCTATTCACGATAAGGTCCTTTCAATTGAAACGGATTACAAATAATTTCGCCTTCATTATCGATATTAACCACAATAAATAACGGTCGCATATTCTTCCAAACACAATCCTCATATTTAGTATTGATAATTGTGACTGTGCCGTATCGATGAGTGCCTTTAATACGCACCCGGTGGCCGACCTGAAACCTACATGTGTTTAATGCCCGATAAAAAGCCTTTTCTTTAATTGAACTGGGATTTGAAGAAGGCGATACAGTCTTTGACGTGATTTTGTATGACCACATTATTTTCAGCCCAATTCATCTCCTCTTCTGTGAATGCCCGGAATACTGCCTCCGATTCATACGAACATGGATATTCACGCTTATAGTCCGGTGTAATGTCAAGACATAGGATGTATTTTGGCTTCCCATCATATGAATAAGCCAGGGCTTCAAGGGAGGGTTGGTGCCCAACAACCAATTTAAAAGATGCAGCACCTTGTTTAGTTGCGTCTTTATTGTGATTAGAAATTATCAACCAACCAATAGCTATTCGTTCCTCTCGGCGAAGCCATGCCTCATAAGCATCTTGATCAGCAAAAGAGATCTGTTTTGATTCCTCTTTAGTACAGACGTTGATGTTATTAATCGTGAATTTTGGCTTATCAATCCAAATCTTTTTCGACCACACAGAGTTACTCCAAAAGGATGAAACGCTTCACAGGAAATTCCTCAGCAAATACATGTATCGCTGTGCCACAACACGCGGGGCAGGGTGACTAAGCCAAGGGGCAACCTTATGATCGACCTCTGCAATCCACATAGGGAGATTGCGTTTTTGGGTGTACTCAGGTTCAGCAACCATTGCTATGACTCGCCCTGCGGTTTTATTAAACTCATCCTTGGGAGAGCATAGGGCTACCTGAACACGACAACGAGTTGGGTCATTGTCAACAGGGGATACATAAACAGTGGCACCACGAGGATGCTTGCTATTCATCTTGCCGGGAGGATGGGGATTGATGTGTACAAAGAAAGGCTTAAACATGATTATTCCAAATTTTCATAAGAACATAGGCGCCGCCTACAAATGCACCAACCATTACGATGATGAGTAGGCAAAGAGATAGAACAATTTCAAACATTTTGATAGTGTTGCTTAGGTTTGAAATTGGTTTGAAGACGGGATAGGGTCTCTTTATTCAACGCATATCCGTCCACATATTGAAAGAAACAAGCACCCCCACGATTTTCAGTGATGGCTACTCGGGTCCAATTATCCCATCCCTGTTCGCTGGCAAACAGGTCATAGATACGTCCAAAAGCGTGAACAACTTTCATTTAATTTCCTTTTCAAAGATGATGAATTGCCGTCGACAACAGGTAAGACAGTACCGATGTCGACTATTTACCCATTTCCCTTGAATCCAATCGCTGGTGTTGCAGCGGCTTAGATTGAGGAATGTCTGTCGGTTGAGGAATACAAATAGCTTGTAGATTGCCTCTTTGCTTTGTTGCTTCTTTTCCAGCAGCCAAACAATCATCTTGAGTTTTAAATCCATGGATAGAGGTCAGTGCTGTGGTGCTCAAAAGCAATACTAGGATGTAGGTCATTCTTGATCTTCTGGAATTGGAAGCCAATCAGTAATCCAATGGATTTGATTTGATTGGGCGAGTTCATCAATACGAACAGCTTGCCTATCCAAATTCTTGGTGAGGTTGCGCTGAACAATATGAACTGAGCGCTCCTTTCCGTAGCGATAGAGCCGATATTCGGCTACCGGGGGTTTAATTCGATAACGGGCCTGGCCTTCGTTGAAGTTGCACCGGTCGTCAAAATCAACCCATCCAGCGACAGCCCCGTGATAGAATTGGAGCACACCACCTTCCGCGACTTTGCTTAGCAAAGGAGCAATCCAATGTGCATCATTAAGTTTCATTTTTCAATCCTTTCGGGGAAACGATACATCTCCCACCAGTTGGTATACCATAAGCGTTCCACATATTCGAGCCAGACAATATATCCATTAACTTCAACGGGATACCATGCAAACCATCTATACCATCCTGTTAGCCGTTTCTTCCATTTCATAGCAGTTTCCCAAGCAGGGTATGTAGACCTCTCAGGTGGGTGTCATGGGTTGGGAAATCTCCGTTGCCAATGCGCTGGGCGCAGTGTGCGAGCAGTTCGTCAATACTCCAATGTTCAAGGGGACGGGTTTCCAACTCACGTACACGACTCTGAGCCACCGCGAGCTGTTTGTCGCAGCGAGCTAGTTCATCGGCTGCAGCCCTATGCAGGGTGAGACTAGGCGCCATTGTCAACAGGGCGTCACGGATGTTCATACCGGTGCTCCCTAACCAATTAGGTCGCTGCTGAAGGTCGATCATTTCGTTCCTTCTTAGCAAAGGTTCGCATGTCTTGGGTACCAAGCTGAGTGTGCATGGCACGGTCTGCAATGGCACGTGCAACCCAATGCTTGGAGCTGGGTCCACCCGACTTAGCACATGCATTAACAAACGCTTCACCGATAGAGGTAACAACACGAGTAGTCTTCATGATTTAAATTCCAACAGGGTTAATGGGCCGATAGGCCGCAAGTGGCCGGTAGGCCACAATAGTGTAAGGACCGTTGTCATACCAATCATCCGGCCGATAACGGCCTACTTGGCTATGCAGACTATTTGCATAACGCACTTCAACCGGATAGGTTTTAGGTGGATTAATGATTGTGTCTGTGAATTTGGTGAGGGTACCCGTTCGCACCCAGCCAAAGCCTTCAGAGAAATTCATCTTCGCCTCCGCTCACGATTGGACCTGTTCCACATAAGCATTGACAAAAGCCTGAATCTTTTCAGCGTCTTCGCTGGTGTCCGAATTCTTGGCGAGCCATTTAACAAGCTTCACCATGAACGGGTCGGGTTTGCGGCCACGGGCCTCAGATTCCTTGAACCCACGTGCAACCTGCACAACAAGGTCAATGGAAAGATTCTCAGGGTCCTTCACCTTGAAATGATCCACCAAAGTCTCGTAGTCCATCCCGGACGTGAGAGCCTTAGCAATGGTGGTGAGTTGGGAAATCCTGACCGTTGCGGTGGCTACAGCCCTACCCAGCACCTTCTTATCAATATCGGTGAGTTCCAAGAGTTCAGCAGTCTTCTGCTTGCGCCATGCCTTAAATGCATCAAGGAAGGCTTGCCGGGCTTCAATAGTCATCGTGAACATACGGTGACACATTTGATTCCAGCTTGTTTGATGCGTCATGCAGAGAGCAATGGCCTCTTGACACATCATGTTCCCAGCCACACGGTCGTCATACGGCACCGTTTGAACGGGAGAGGATTGCGCGGGAGTCATACCACCTTCAGCGATGTCGGCCATAGTAGTTTGCAGCATTTTCTATCTCCAAGGGTTAAAAGAACAAACTAGAGCATTCCGATTTAAATGCTCTATGTTGCCCTCTTACGAGAGCCTTGATGGGAAGGCTTGCGAATCTCCCGATTGGCAAGGGACGGATGAATAGCGTTACGAACGTTAATTCTGCTAATCAGCCAGTTTTACATGGTGGCGGTTTCTGTAGACGGGTTTCGAAGCGCCTTCTCCCGAAGACTTTTCCCTGTCATCACGCTTGTGCGTGCCCTGCCATGTCGCAGAAGCAGCTAGCTAGCTGCCGTGGCCCCTGTAGGCACTTTGTCACGGTGCCCAGGGTTTGCGAGCATTAATTGTTAAAGAGGGGCCTAGTCCTTCGCGTCCTAGCGCTGTGATGCCTATCGCACCAGCCGTGAAGCAAATGATCGACCTGTTGTTGCGCGATTAACATCCTGTAATACACCTATTGACAAAGGGGATATTTTATTGTAGGCCTTTCGGTAAGCCTTACAAAGCCTTGAAAATCGTGCATAGTTCACATTTTTTCCTCTTGACAAACTAGGGGCCATGATGTAGGGATGGGCATTTTACAAAAAGATTCACATAAAACATTTGGTTACATTAGGAATAAAAAAAGAGGCCAGCCCCCGCTAAGGAACTGGCCCCAAAGGCTTGACGCCCAGGGAGGGAAGCGTCAGGCCGCTTGCGGCTGCTTCATGGTGTTGATGAGGTGTTCGACCACTACCAGCTTGGCTTCCACGGCCGAGACAGCTTGCTGTTCCTTTCCGTCGAGCAGCACCTTGTATTCACCAGGGCGAACCTTACTGAAGCGGGCTTCGTGGTCACCCAGGGTGTAGGGAGTGTTGGCTTGGATCATGGACAGCACAGTGGCTGACGACAGGTTGCCAGCGGCAACGGCTTGCAGGGCGGTGTTCAGGATCGGATGCATCGCTATCTCCTACGGAGCTAGCTCGCCCTATGCACGTTAGGGGGCTAGCAGGGTTGTGGCCGATCACATGATCAACCTAAGAACAGAGAGGCAACCTACGTGCCAGCTTCACGTTGTTGTTACACAAAAGAGAAAGCCGCCCGAAGGCGGCCTGTTTCTGGAACGCAGTGAAGAAACTAGCCAACCCAGAGTATCCACCTGTCATGGGTGTTGTCCCAGATATAGAAGAAGTCATTGACGATGCAATAGCTCACATCACGCAGGATGCAATTGGCCGCAAGGGCCGCGAACTTATAAGCCACGGTGTTTCTCCTGTCAGAGGAAGAGTGATCTAGAACGCATTAGAAAGCTCATAGAGCGCTTTCTGGGGGCTAGGTAAGGGGGTGGTAGCTTGGGACATAAATAATCGATTGTAGAGGGTTTTAGAGGCCTTCTAGGCCATGTGTCAGAAATGGTTGAGGGTGAGGAACGAGTAGGCCAGGTGCCGTTGGCGTTGGAATCTCACCGGGTCAGCATTCAGCAGCTCATTCACAGCTTCGGTCACAGTGAGCATACCAGCTTGATAGGCCTTACCGATTTCGTTGAGGGACATGATGCGCTCCGGTTGGTTGATGGGTGTATTTAAGCACCCTAAGCTCGGCTTGTCTATTTAATTTTATTAAAAGAGGGGATGAAGATCATAGGTTTTAACTATGTTTATAGGAGCTGAGCCACTAGGGACTATAAAACAGACAGCCAATCTGTTTATATTGATGTCTTTATCATTTGATAAACATCATCCCATTACCCACATTATAATACCAATATAATACCACTTATACCTAGGTAAAGACTCTTTACAGATAGACGACAATGAGACGTTATGTCAAATGGATTAACTCAGAGGGGGTGGGGAGGGGAAAACTCTGTGGATGGAGAGGGAGGGTAATGCTATTTCTAACATTGCTGCATATTTTTATAAACAAGGGCTGTCTTTCTTCCCTTGTTGCTCCAGAAAGAGATAAAGAAAAAGGACCCGTAGGTCCCTGTTCGTCTAACCGACTCACACCTGCTTTAGCAGGCATATATTTAACTTTAGATAAATATAATCTATGCAACGAAGAAAAATAAAACAAAGCCCCCTTACCCCCACAGTACTTACATGTTACTGGGGTGGATTTACGTGTCAGTGGTAGTCTCAGTGTTCAGGAAGAACGGACGTTCCGCACGAAAGAAAATAAAAAGAAGGCCTCTATTATACCAAATAATCGGGGTGTTGTCAAGTTTTTATAAAAATATTTATTAAAAAGAGTTATTTTTAAGGGAAATCCCCTAAAAGCATTGACAAACGGTTAAAAATGTGCTATAATCGTGTACATAAAATAAAGGAGCGTGTTTTGTATTCAGATGAGGTTCGTCAACAAGCTGTAACTCTCTATGCTTCCTGGGGAAGCGGGTATAAAGTGTCCAATGCCCTTGGAGTAGATCGTTCTACCATCAAGAAATGGATGCGGGAGCCTTGGTGGGAGGAAAAACTCCGGGAACTAAAAACTGAACAACGGGCTGTTCTTACAGAAAAATTAGATAATGTCATTGATAAGTCCTTGGAAGTTACTCTCGATAGGCTCACCAATGGGGAAAAGGTTTTAAACAATAAAACTGGGGAATTGGTCACTAAGCCGGTAGCTCTACGTGATGCAGCTGCTGTAGCAAATGGTCTTTTACAACGGAAATCGATCTTGGAAAAGCAGGATCTTGAGGAAACTGTCACCAACATCCCTATGAAAGAAACCTTGGCTATGCTGGCCACTGAGTTTGCTAAATGGGCTAGAAATCAAACAGGGAAACAAGAAGCCATTGATGTCGAAGTTATTAATGTGACTTCTGAGGAGAATTAATTGCCCTACATGAAGAATGGAAAACGCGATTATAAGCGTGAAGTAGAGAAATACACCAGTAAGCCTGAAGTTAAAAAGAAACGTGCGGAGCAGAATGCTGCTCGCCGGGAAATGGAAAAAGCCGGTAAGGTACATAAAGGTGATGGGAAAGATGTAGACCATCGCACTCCGCTGTCTAAGGGAGGCACTAATGATAACTCGAATCTTAGAGTGGTGCCTAGGTCTAGTAATAGGTCTTTTTCTCGTAATTCTGATGGCAGTCTTAAGTCTCAAACCAGTCGAAAAGAACGGAAGAAAAAATAAATGGCACTCCTAGAAACCGCTTTAGCTACTTCCCTTATTCCTGCTGGTATTGATCTCATTAAGGGCCTCTTTGGGGGTATTGCCAGGAAATGGGGAGGTCTTAGTGTTGATGACGAAATTAAACTCAGCAATGCTCAAGTTGGAAAACTCCAAGCATTGGCAGCATTGGATAACCCTGGTGGGACTCCTAGCCAATGGGTCGTTAATCTACGTGCTAGCTTCCGTTATATTGCCGCTGCCGTATGTATCTTGGGTGGCACTGCTTTGTTTTTTGTGCATCCTGCACTTGGCGAGCTAGCTGCTCAACTAGTGTGCATCCCTTTTAGTTTCATCTTTGGGGAACGGATGTATCTTTCAATTAAAGGTAAATAGTTTCTGCGGGACACCTCCCGCTCCAAATTAAAGCATGCTTACAGCACAAGTTATTCAGGGGTTTAGTGCCTCATTATTGCAGCGGAATTTTGATGGGGCAGTTGAAAGCCCCTCTTGTCATTTGGAATGGTGGGAACTATTCACTAGCAAATACCCACAAGTGGCCATCTCAGCTCCCCGTGGACATGCTAAAAGCACCGCCTGCACTCTGACATATTTACTGGCATGTATGGTGTTTCGGGAACGCAGTTATGCTTTACTAATCTCGGACACTGTAAGCCAAGCATCTCAGTTCCTTAATGATATTAAGCAAGAACTAACCACAAACGAGAGACTTATGTCTCTCTTTAAAATTAAAGGTCTTCTTAAAGATACGGAAGACGATGTTATTGTAGAATGCACGGATGGTTACCAGTTCCGAATCACTGCTAGAGGCTCTGAGCAAAAGCTTCGTGGTTTGAAATGGAACAATAAACGTCCTGACCTTATTGTCTGTGATGATCTGGAAAATGATGAAATTGTAATGAATCCAGACAGACGAGTGAAGTTTAAGAGATGGTTTTATGGTGCATTAATTCCTTGTAAATCTGTCCACGGTATTATTAGAATTGTAGGTACTATTCTTCATGAAGATAGTTTACTTAACAATTTAATGCCTCAGGAATATGATAAGTGGACTAGAAAGAGTGCATTAAAGACTTGGAGTGAGAAGAAAGGTTCATGGATTTCTTATAAATATCGGGCCCATAGTGACGATTTTACTTCGATCTTATGGCCTACTCGATATACGAAACAATGGTTCGTTGAAAAACGGGATGATTTCTTTGAGCGGGGCCTACCTGATGTTTATAGCCAGGAATTCTTAAATGAGCCCATCGATGAAAGCATCGCTTTTTTCAAGAAAGCTGACTTCCATCATCTTACGAAAGACGATAAAGACCGTACCGTTAACTACTATATTACCGGCGATTTGGCTATTTCGGAGAAAGAGACGGCTGATTATTCAGTGTTTGTTATTGCTGGAGTTGATGAAAATAAACAAATCCAGATCCGAAATGTAATCAGAGAGCGTATGGATGGTAGAGAGATTGTAGATACTATTATTACTCTTCAAAAGATTTATAAGCCAGAACTCATCGGACTGGAAGAAATGCAGGTATCTAAGGCCATTGGGCCTTTCTTACGAGAAGAAATGCATAAGACCGGTGTCTATCCTAGTATGATGATGCTAAAACATCAGGGAAAGGACAAGATGGCTAGAGCACGCTCCATTCAGGCCCGTATGCGGGCAGGAGGTGTGAAGTTTGATAAGTCCGGGGATTGGTATAGTATTTTAGAAGATGAACTAACTAAATTTCCTCGTGCTACGAGGGATGACCAAGTAGATGCATTTGCATATTTAGGTATGATGCTAGACAGCTTGGTAGAAGCTCCCACACAGCAAGAACAGGAAGAGGAAGACTATTTAGATGAACTTAGAGAATCTGGACATGAAGCCGCAGGACGTAGCCAATACACCGGCTACTAATGATACAAGCTATCTGACTAAGAATTATGCTGAAGATCTAGACGACGACAAATTGACTGAAATCGGTCAAGCATGTAAGCGTGGGTTTGATGTTGATTTGGAAAGTCGAGAAGAGTGGGAAGACTCTTTGGAAGATTGGTTAAAGCTCGCGAAGCAAACTCGAGAGTCAAAGACCTACCCCTGGCCAGATGCTTCTAATGTTAAATACCCGTTACTTACCACGGCCGCTATGCAATTTGCGGCCCGGGCTTATCCAAGCTTGGTACCAGCTAATGGTCAACTAGTTAAAAGTCAGGTTATCGGAAAAGACCCGGACGGGGCTAAGTATGAAAAAGGTCAGCGTATTGCTGACTACATGTCTTATCAAATCCTCCATGAAATGACAGGATGGGAAGAAGACATGGACAAGATGTTAATGATGCTCCCCGTTGTTGGATGCATCTTTAAAAAGACTTGGTACGACAAGGGCGACGATATGGTGAAGAGTAAATTTATTCTTCCCAAGAATTTCGTTGTAAATTATTGGACTACTTGTCTTGAAGAATCAGAGCGTACAAGTGAACTAATTGATATTAGTCCTCGCCTCTTAAAAGAAAAACAGAATTTAGGTATTTACCGAGACATTGATCTTGGTTCCCCAATGCCTTTTGATGCAGATATTAGTGGCTATACCTCAGCAGATGAGACTCTTCCATATACTCTTGTAGAGCAACACACATTCCTAGATCTTGATGATGACGGTTATCGTGAGCCCTACATCGTAACATTTGATGCTTATAACGGCACAGTGCTATCTATCTATCGGAGACACACAATTGATGATGTCATTCTCAAAGACGATGGTAAATCTGTGGCAAAGATTAAGCCAACTCAAATGTATACCAAATTTGGATTTGTTCCTAATCCTGATGGTGGGTTCTATGATATTGGGTTTGGTACTTTACTTGGCCCACTTAATGAGTCAGTTAACACTCTAATTAATCAGCTCATTGATTCTGGCACTATTAACAACCTTAATGGTGGCTTCATTGGTAAAGGCCTAAAAATTAAGATGGGAGATAGCACCTTCCGTCCAGGCGAATGGAAACCAGTAAATGCCACCGGCGATGATCTACGTAAGCAGATTGTTCCTCTTCCTGCGAAAGACCCCTCTTCCGTTCTTTTCCAGCTTATGGGGACTTTAATTACCAGTGGAAAAGAGCTTGCCAGTGTGGCTGAAATCTTTACTGGAAAGATGCCAGGACAGAATACTCCGGCCACAACTACAATGGCTACTGTCGAACAGGGTATGAAGGTTTTTACGGCAGTATATAAACGTATCTTCCGCTCATTAGGCGAGGAATTTAAGAAGGTATTCCAACTTAATAAAACTTATCTAGATCCAAATAAATATGTGGCTGTGTTAGATGACACAGTGGGCCCGGACGATTTTGATAACCAAAGTTATGATATTTGCCCCGGTGCTGATCCTTCAGCAATAAGTCAAAGTGAGAAGTTAATGAAGGCACAAGGTCTTCTAGAACTACTTCCTTTAATTCCTGGGATGCTTGATCCAATTAAAGTGTATTCTCGTGTATTAGAAGCACAAGAACAGCCTAATTGGCAAGAATTGTTTACTCCAGAAGTACAGAATACAGGAGCCTTACCTCCTCCTTCACCTGATCCTAAACTTATGGCCATTCAAGCGAAGGTCGAAAGTGATCAGAAGAAGACGGCTCTGGATTTACAAGCTAAGCAGATGGAAATGGAACTCGCTGGCCGAGATCGTGTTCTCCAAATGCAAATGAAACAACAAGAGCACGCGCAGAAGATGGAACATCAAGCGCAAAGTGCCCAAGTGAAGGCAGCCAGCGACATTGCTATGTCTAATGTCTATTCTGCCACAGAACGTGCTAAAGGTCAACAGCAACTAGTGCAGAAAGACCAACAGCACCATCAGAAAATGACCCAAGTTAAGGAGAGTCAGAAATTATCTCAGAACAAGAACTCCACGAGTGGAGACAAGACAAAGTCACAAAAGAAGTAAAAGAGGCCCTTTTAATTGATATCCAAGAAAAACTACGAGAAGTTTTATATTGGGATAATGAAAAGCTAAAGTGGCATCAAGGATATATTCAAGCAATTAATGAAATTGTCGAGGAATATTTTCATATTAAGGAGAAACAGTGATTGAGGTAGTTGGATGTAGAATCCTAATTAAACCCTATAAGATTGAAGAAGCTGATGATGTCTTTGCTAGTGCTAAGCAGAATAAGATTATTATTCCTGAATTCACAGAACGCAAAGAACAGACTAAAATTGATCAGGGTACAATTTTAATGATGGGACCTACTTGTAATGTAGATTATGTAGGTACTGCAAAAGTAGGTGATGTGATTGCCTACGCTAAATTTGGCGGCAAGTTTATCGAAGATCCTGAAGATGGGGTAACCTATCTAGTGATTAATGATGAAGATCTTGTAGCTATTTTACACAAAAAGAAAGAGGTAGTGAATGTCGGAAGCGACTGATGGCGTTAATACAGAACAAGTAGAGCAGCAGCCAGAATACACAGCGATTGAACAGAAGGCCATGGAACTTGGCTGGCGCCCAAAAGCTGAGTTTGAAGGTGGTGAAGAAGACTTTATTGAAGCTAAAGAATTTGTTCGGCGACAACCCCTCTTCGAAAAGATTTCCCAGCAAAGTCGTGAGATCAAGGAAGTTCGGAAGGCTCTAGAAGCCCTTAAAACCCACTATACGACGGTTAAAGAGACGGAGTATACCCGAGCCCTCAACCAACTTAAAGAAGCCCGTAAAACGGCGATTTCTGAGGGTGATGGTGAACGGTTTGATGCTCTTGATCAGGAAATCAAAACTGTTGAAGGACAGGTAGAAGCAATTAAAGAGGCAAAAGAACAGCCTCTTGTCCAGGACACTCAAGTCCATCCTGAATTCCAGGCTTGGCTAAACCAGAACAAATGGTTTACTGAGACTAAGTATATGAGGGATTGGGCAGAGGAATACGGACAACATCTCCACGCGCGTGGCGCATCACCTTCTGAAGTGCTCAAGCAGGTATCGCAAGCGGTGAAGAAAGAATTCCCTCATAAGTTTACTAATCCTAATAAACAAACTGCCCCAAATGTAGAAAGCGGGGGTAAGTCTAGCGGAAGCTCCACTAAGAAGTTTAGTGAAGGTGATCTGTCAGAACAGGAAGTAAAAATTATGAATACCCTCGTTAGGCAGGGTGTGATGACTAAAGAGAAATACTTGGCAGACCTTTTGGCTGTTAAGAAATCTTAAGGAGCAACTATGAGCAGACAAGCAAACTCACCGACGCCAGAGCGTCCCAAGCGGGTCCCCCTAAGCGGTCGTAACCGACTAGCAATTCGGGATAAGGACCCCAATTATGTCTATCGATATGTTAATGCTAATCTAGAGAATGATCCTGACCGTATAGAACGGATGAAGGAAGCGGGTTATGAAATTGTACCCCGTGCAGCTTCTGGTAAGCTAGGTGACGATCGTGTGGACAATGCCTCTTCAATGGGTTCGGCAGCAGAGATCTCTGTGGGTCAAGGTACTAAGGCAATCCTTATGCGTCAGCGTAAGGAGTTTTATGACCAAGATCAGGCTACAAAGCAAGCAGAAATTGATGCTATTGAAAGAACAATGAAGAGAGAGTCCAAATCTGATTACGGTACTCTTGAAGTCGTAAACCCTCGATAAAGGGAAAATGATTTGGGCCTCTCAATCTTAACTAGAAAGGATAGGCCCTATGGCTAATACTTCGAAAATTCGGGGTTTCATTCCTGTTAAACACATGAATGGTTCCCCCTATAACGGTCAATGCAACACTTACGTAGCTCTTGCTGCAGATGGTACTGCTTTGTTCGTTGGTGATCCCGTTAAACTAAGTGGTTCTGCCCACACTTCTGGCGTAGCATCAATTGCGAAAGCGACTGCTGGTGCTGCTGTTGTAGGTGTTGTGGTTGGTTTCGTTAACACTAAGTTTGACCCAATTACAGGTGCGATGACTGCGGGCTCAGTATCTCTTGATACTCCTCAATATCGTCCTGCTTCCACTCTACAATATGTTTTGGTAGCCGACGCTCCAGATCTTATTTATGAGGTGGAAGCTGTTACTGGCTCAAATTCAGCCTATTCATTTGCTGTAGCAGATGTGGGTCTGAATGCTGATCTAGCTACTGTTGCAGGCTCTACGACTACAGGTGCTTCCGCGGCTGCTTTGGACATGTCCACTGCTGCTACTACGGCTACTCTGCAGTTTAAGATCTTGGGTTCTGTATTGCGCCCAGATAATGAACCAACCGGTAACTCTACCAAGGTGCTTGTTAAGATTAACAATGCCACCATGGGTAATGGTACTGGCGCAACTGGTCAATAAGGAGTAATCTATGTCTACTGGTATTATTACTACTTCCAGCTTTGCCAAGGCCCTATGGCCTGGTGTAAATGCTTGGTATGGTGATGCATATTCGCAATATCCCGTTGAATGGGATAAACTGTTTGAGAAACATACTTCACGCCGTGCGTTTGAAGAAGATGTTGGTACTAGCCATTTCGGGCTAGCAGGTGTAAAAACTGAAGGTGGTGCTATTTCCTATGATAGCTCACGTCAGGGCTTCACCTCACGATACAACCATGTGACTTATGCCCTTGGTTTTATCATTACCCGGGAAATGGTTGATGATGATCTATATGACGTCATCGGTAAGCAGAAGGCTTCCTCACTGGCGTTCTCAATGCGTCAGACAAAGGAAATCATCGCAGCCAACGTTTACAATCGTGCGTTCAATACTTCCTATACTGGTGGTGACGGTGCAACTCTAATTGCCTCAGCAGGTGGTGGTGGCTCAGCTACTGCTCCTAATGTGGCAGGCGGCACTTATACCAATGGTGTGGCTACTGCTGCTGACTTGTCAGAAGCTGCCCTTGAACAGGCATGTATTGATATTGCCGGCTTTACTAACGATCGTGGTCTAAAGATTGCTGTCCGTCCCCAATCGCTCATTATTCCTAAGGAACTAATGTTCGAGGCACAGCGTATCCTTAAGACTGAAGGTCGTGTTGGTACTGATCTAAATGATCTGAATGCCATCAAGACTTTGGGTATGATTCCTCAAATCATTGTTAACCATTATCTCACGGATACGGATGCCTGGTTCATCAAGACCGATGTGAAGAATGGTCTGAAGCACTTCGAACGTCGTGCGGATGAGTTTAACATGGATTCAGACTTCGACACTGAAAATGCTAAGTATAAGGCTTCTGCGCGTTATAGCTTTGGCTGGACAGATCGTCGTGCTCTGTATGGTTCACCCGGCGCCTAATGTTTAACCGGGGTCCTTCGGGACCCCTTTTAAGGAGAAACTATGGCAGCTCGTCCATTAGAAACAGTTAGTAATACAACTCCACCTAGAGTGGAGATTTATAGCAAAACCGTGCGGATTGCCCGTACAGACACCACTGCATTCAATGCTTTTGTCCTACCTAAGGGGGCAGTTATTGCTGGCTCTTATGTGATGGGTACAGTAGCCTCAGATGCAGCAACTACAGCCACTGTTAGTGTTGGTAGTAACCCTGGCACCACAAATGAATGTGTTGCCGCTTTTAGTGTAAAGACTAACGGCTTGGGATTCTTTGCGACAGGTGCCACAGGTGGTACTAGTGTTGGTTCCCAACTAACTGCAGATACATTAATGAAAGCAGTCTACGCAGAAACTGGTACAGCGTCCACTACTGGTGGTCCTTGGCTAGTGAAAGTAGATTACTACTTCCCACAACCAGGCAACAGCTGGTAATCTTTTGGAGGGGCTTGTCCCCTCCTCTTTTAGGAGCTAATCATGGGCACATACGTACAACAAGTTCCAGTTAAATTTAAAAGCAACACAGTGGTAGTAGGCACTCCAGTATATGTAGATGTACAGAGTTACCCCTTCCCTCTCACTGTAACAGCGATTCCAGGCGGTGGCGGTACGCTTGCCGTTGCATATAGCACAACTCCCAATGCAGCCGGTACTACAGGTACAGCTACGTGGATTGATTGGCCATCAGGTGCTGTAGCAGCCACAACTTCAGACAGCCTCTTATCTCCTGTCTCTGCATTACGATTTACTGCGACCACAGCAGATGGTGTGGCAGAATTAAATGGCTAACTATCTCTGGAAAAGCCAGAGGAATTATTCTGGTATTTGGAGAGGGAGTGTATGGAATGTGTCCCCAACCGGTACACGGTTGTCGCTGGACGGTCCCACAATCTTAGATCCAGATGGTAATCCTATTCACCTAAGAGGTACTAACCAAGGTACCTGGGGTGAGAACTACTCAATTGATGCCCCAGCTATTGCTAGCTATGGGGCTACTGTCGTCCGTATTTTGATTCGTTGGGAAGGTGATTATGAAGCAGGTATTGACTGCTCTAGTGAAAACCCAGCGGACGATTATATTGATCCCGCCCACTTTCTCCAATTCATGGAAGAAATTGATTGGCTCATTGCCCAAGGTATTTGGGTTATTGTCGCTTTTGATAGTGACTTTGGGGCAGCCAACCGGGGTCTAGGTGGTGCCGATTGGAATTTCTTTGACAGCACACCAGAGGGTCTCCAATACCGTGCCCGTTTTAAGCAGGGCTGGAGAAAGATTGAGCGTGCTATTCGTGGGAAAAACTACATTGCTGCTTTGGAACTTCTTCCTGAGCCAATGCCTACAGGCGATAGTTCTGCCTATGTGGATGAATTAATTGATTTCTATGAAGAAATCGCAGATGACCTCATTAACCAGGGATGCACCACTCCTTTCCTAGTAGGTCCCCGTGATAGCTATAACGCCCTCTACATCGACGAGATTTTGATGCCGGGGCGTTCAGACATGATCTACACGATTGATCATCTGAATAATAAGACAGAGAATGAAGACACCATGGTGACATGGATGGAAGGGCTTGCCGCATTCCGTGATACTAACAATGTGCCCGTGCTAATTAACCAGCTAGGCCGTAATAGTTCCGATGACGAAGGTAATGCCACGACCACTGAAAACCTTGGCTTAACGGCCCTATGTGGGGCTTTGTCATGTGCTAATGCACATGGCATCCATTATACTCATTGGCAATATCACCAAAATACTGGTAATGCTGGTGCGTATGCTCTTTGGTATAAAACGGTATATCCTGGTGATGGCCCATATAACTGGACACCTAAAACCAACGAAATTGCAGCATTTACTTTCCATATGAATCAGACAGGCGCTTCTTTGGAAGCAGCCGCCATTGCTGCTGCCACAGCAGCTAATGCAGAACTATGGTATGTTAAAAGCGATTTCTCAAATGTTTGGCAAACTAATGATACCAGCACACCAGTAACAGCCGTAGGCCAAACTATTGGCCGTCTGGCTCCTGTGGTGGGTACTCGTGTGTGGTCTCAATCATCTGCCACATTACGACCCCTCTTAGCTGAAGGTGTGAATGATTATCATATGGTATTTGATGGTACCGATGATACTATGCAATTGGATGCTACTTATTTTGCTGACGGAGATGACACCTTTGTAATTTGTGCGGGTAGGGCTGCACCTGCTGCTGCAAACCGTGTGATGTTTCACACAGGCAACTCCAGTGCCAACGTACGTTATCCTTATCTAGCTGTAAATGCCACCGACGTAGTAACCGCTGCTTGGCGTGGTGACGATACTACTTTACGGAATACAGACACAACAACATTATGTGATGACCGTGCGATTGTGGCTACCGCGTGGAAGTCTGGTGCTACTAAAAAGAATTTCCTACAAGGTGTTCAGGAAGGCACAACAAACAGTGATGCTGTCGGTTCTATTGCATCTATCACACGTACTCGGCTTGGTGCCTCTACAACAGGATCTAACCCCTTTAATGGTCCCATTGCACTAGTCTGTATTTCTAAGACAATGACAGATGAGCAACGCCGGGCCATTGCTCGTTGGGGAGCATGGTTAGTTGGTGCTCCATTCCGTGGAGCTATTCCCCAGGAAACTGAGACCTGGGGAAGTGAAGAACTTCTTTCAGTGAATATGGGCCCCAATTACGACTTTAGCACACGAGTATTTATTAATGTGCTTCATAGTGGTCGTGCATGGTGTCCTGACTCTAATGGCGGTGGTTATGGATATGAAAACGTAACACTAAAAACTGTCGGAGAAAAGGGATATCCAGCAACTGGTGAAACAGCCACAATGGTGTTTCTGTCTGACCTTACAGACTACGACGCAGGGGATTATCTATTTGAGTGTTCTGGTGACTTGTCTAGTAAGATTACTAATATGGGCACAGGATCATGGTTCTCTGGTCCCACATACAGTGCTATTACTAATAAGACCACAGGAACATGGCGTATTGCCACAGGGCAAGATGGTACCGGCATCCTCGCACTAAAGTTTACTAATGTGCCAGCGGATTTTGGTGCCTTGAAATTTAACGCCCCAGGGTATGCATTGGCTACTACCGATGTATTCCGATCAGATGCCCTCACTCACTTTGCCCCATTTAAGACTCTCCGTTTCATGGATTGGTTAGAAACAAACGGCAGTGAAACCGATTGGGCAGAGGCTGGGAATCAAGACACTGATTGGGCAACAGCCCGGGCTTCTAAATGGGATGATGCTTTCTGGTATAAGCACTCTCTAAAGGCATGCTTCGACTTCTTCTTTGCGAATGATTCTAATATCATTTGGACGAATATTCCAGCAAAAGCCACTGATGCCTATATTAGTTCTTATGTAGCTGAAGGCGCTGTACGTTTGGCCGCTGATAAGACTTGGTGGATTGAATTTGGCAATGAACTTTGGAATAACACACTAGGTCAATCCACTGCCTACATGGATATGCGAACAGGTGGATTTACGGCTGCTAAGGTTAAGGCCGGCGACGATTTCACAAGCATTAGTCGTACTAGTAATGTAGTCACAGCCGTATTTGACACAGCACACAATCTTACTAATGGTGCGAGTGTATATGTAAAACATAAAGATGATATATTTACCGCAGGAACTGAAGTAATTACCGTGGTTAATGCCACAACAATTACATGGGCGGATGTGGGAGCAGATAATGCGTCTATTTCTCATGCTGATGATGACACCTATATTATTGGTGACACCAGCCACATGTTAGCGGCAAACCTCTCTGACTATAATCAGCCAGAGCCCAACACTACAGCTAACTATATCCGAATCCGGTATGCTCTAACACGTGCTAGGGAGATTTGGGAAGCTGTAGATGCATTAGGTGAGACTGCTCGCATTAAGGTTCTGCTAGGTACCCAGGGGGATAATACCTTTAATTATGTACCTTGTTTAGTATGGGCTAAAGAGCAATATGGGGATTTGAATTGGCTGTATGCTATGCCCCCCGCCACTTATGCTGAACCTGCAAACCCAGCCGGCATTGCTAGTGAGGATGATGTCTTTACTCAGTTAGATACTGATATGACAGACATTATGGAGAAGATGTTACGTTGGAATAATCTAATGACTACATTAGGCATGCACAGTGTTTCTTATGAATGTGGCCCACACACTCATTGGAACGGGGGTAATGCCGCTGCAACGCCGTTTATTCTAGCAGCACACTTAGACAGTCGTATGGGTGATCGTGTAATCGATTGGCATCAAAGTTGGGTTAATCGTGGTGGACAGCAATTCTGCTGGTTCCATGGAGGCATTACAGAGGCCGCCGCCGATCCTAATTCTACTTGGCCAGTGACTTATGGTGATTTCACTGATGATGCGACTTCAGAGAAATATCAAGCTTTCGTAACTCTTGAAAATACTTCTGTACTTCCCGTAGAGGAGTCTGGGGTAAACTTTGGGACTATTCGATATATTGATGTTTTACCTGATTCAGGTGCATTACTCGCTCAAGTATCTAACTGGCTAGTGATTGATCCTGCTGAGGCAACATTTGATATCACTATTAATGTAGCTGTAGAAACTGCTGGCAACTATACCTTAGCAATTGATGCCGCACGCCACACAGATGCTGCGGTTGCTTATGAGGCGTTTGTTGATGGTGCCTCTGTGAGTGCGGGTAATTTACCCTCTGTTAACGTATTTACTACTGCTCCAAGTGAAGCATTTAGCACTACCGTATCATTAAGTGCAGGAATTCACACTGTTAAATTCCATGTCGACAATGCAAGTCGGGCCGATTGGGTAGGTTTATATCGTGTTCGTTTAACTTAAAAGAATATTATGGAATTAGAGATTTTTAAATGGATAGTTATGACTTTAGGTGGGATTGTGGTATGGTTTATGCGTAAAACAATTAGTGATACTCAAGAAGATATCCAAAAGATGAAGGCAGAGATGGATTCTATGAAGCAGAAATATCTTCATAAAGATGACTTCAAAGAATTCAAAGCTGATTTATGGAATATGTTTAATGAAATTAAACAGGATATTAGAGAAATCAAAAACTCAAATGGTTAAAGTAGATGGCGACTAAAGGAAAATGGCCCGGGGAATGGAAAGTCATATGTGACGTATGTGGCTTTGAATTTCCTTCGGGCTCTGTTAGGAAACGCTGGGATGGCTTAATTGTCTGTGACGATGATTGGGAATCCCGCCATCCGCAAACACTTTATAATTACAAACATCATACCTCTGTTCCAGACCCAATTAGAGCAGAACCTCCAGATGTATTTGTGCATGTATGTACAATTATCTCTGCTAGTGGTTATGCTGGTCTGGCAACAGCAGGGTGTGCTCAAGCAGGAAATACCCAATTCTCCTATAGCTTTTTATTGGACTTCTTTTTAAATGGACATGAATCATGACAACAAGTGGTAATACCATTTATCAACTTACACGAAATGAAATCCTTGAGGCAGCTATTGGAGCTTTAGGTGTTTTAGCAGAAGGACAAGCCCCGAGTTCAGACGACTATACAGTGGGGGCTAAATTACTTGGTACCACTATTGCCCGATTTCGAACATTTGGAATGCCTTTATGGGCTAGGATGAGTTATACATGGACCCCTACAACTAGTTCTTATACTATTGGGGATGGTCAAACTCTAGATACCCCATATCCTCTGCATTTGCTACAGGCATATCGGACAAATTCTAGTGGAACTAAGATTAATATTGATATTGAATCTGATTATAATTATAACACTTTTCCCAGTAATTCTGGGGGGCAGATTCCTTATAAAATTAGTTACACTCCGAAAGTAAATCTTGGGACCATTAAATTATGGCCTACAGATTTATCAACAAATACAGAAACATTAACTATTGTTTATACCCGTCCTTTTGAATACTTTGATAGTAGTACCCATACCATGGATTTGCCGGAAGAATGGTATGACGCTGTAATTTATGATGTGGCTGTTAAACTTGCTCCCCGTTTTGGTGTTCCTATCCCTGATAGGCAAGAACTTAAAAAAGAAGCTAAAGTTTATTTAGATCAAGCAATGGAATTTAATTTTGAGGATGCTAGTTTCTTCGTAACTCCCCAAAGAAATCAATAATGCCGTACTCTAAAACTCCCGAACAAAGTACATATACAACTAAGCGTATTCCTTTAGCGAAGGAGATTAACACTCGTCTTGGCACAACAGCTGTAAAAGATGAGGATTTTTTAAACTGCTATATTGAATTAGTTAAGAAACGCTCTGTAGAGGATTCTCGAACCTATGTCACTAAGCGCGCTGGTGCTGAGAGTTTGGTAGATAGTCAACAAGCAGCCGCCGTACGTGGTATGCATTATTGGACTGATCGTGGGAAAGTATTATATGCCGTAGGAAATGATATCTATGTGCTTACTCTCTCTTCCGGTGCAGTGGCCACTATTGCTAATCCGTTTGGAACTACTACAGGTAAAGTTGGCTTTTGTGAATATTTATATGACACAGGTAATGAGCTGATCGTTGCGACAGATGGTACTACTCTTATTACTATTGATAATGCAAATGCTGTTGTAACTTGTGCTGATGCGGATTTACCAGCACCCCATGTTCCTACGCCAATTTTTCTTGATGGTTATTTATTCTTAATTAAAACGAATACTAGCGATATTTATAATAGTGATTTAAATGATCCAATGGCCTGGACACCTGGTAATTTAATTAGTGCAGAAATTGAGGGTGATTGGTTACAAGAACAAGTTAAAATCAATAACTATCTTGTTGTATTTGGTAAAAATACTATTGAATATTTCTGGGATGCAGCAGTTGAAACAGGTAGCCCTTTACAACGAAATGACAGTGTGGTTAAGCATATTGGCTATATTGGTGGTTTAGCTCGTCATGGTAGATATGTATTTATGGTGGGTTCTGAGGCACATGGACAATTAGAGGTATATCAATTAGAAGATTTAAAAGTGACTCCCGTAGGTTCTCCCGTTATCAGTCGATATTTAAATAATAGTGGAGCTACTTTTACTTCAATGCGGGGAAATGTGGTCTCTATTTCTGGTTATAATTTTTATGTTTTATATGCCGGTGATTTAACATATGTGTATGATATTGAGAATAAATTATGGACTCGCTGGGCATTTCAAGCTGATGATAATTTTCCGATTACTTACGCTGTAAATGTAAAAAAGACCGCAGATTACTATCCAGTATTTGCTCTTGATCAGGAAACTTCTGAATTGTACAACTTTTCAGACGCTGTCGCTCAAGACGATGGTACAAATTACACAATGTCAGTGGTTACAGAGCCTGTGGATTTTGATAGTTTAAATCGAAAAAATATGCATAGGTTAGTCGTCATCGCTGATAGGCCGGATGATACAGCTGAAATAGATGTACAATGGTCCGATGATGATTACCAAACGTACACCACAGCACGGACTGTGGATTTAGATCAAAGTTTACCAAGTTTAACCCGTTTAGGTAGTTTTAGACGTCGCGCGTTTAAGTTGTCTTATACTGGAGACCAACCTGTTCGACTCCAAGAATTAGAAGTAGATATTAATAGAGGGAATTCTTAATGGCTAATACAACTTTCACGTCCGGAACAGTAATTACTCCAGAATGGGCTAATGAAGTTAATGACGGGATCTTTTATAGGAATAAATCTTTTCGTGAGTTAGGTGCCGTGGGTGATGGTGTTACTAATGACACCACTACAATTCAGGCTATTTTGGATGCCCATCCTGGGGAAATCATTGATGGTGAGGGTCGTACCTACGCCTGTAATGCAGCTATTGTTATTACTGATGATAATACCGTGATTCAAAATGCCACCTTTGATTTCAGTACTATGCCCGTGTCTGTGGGTAGTAGCAAATGTTTTGAGATTACTGGGACTCTAGGCACACCCGTGGCCTTGACGGCTGACACAGAGGAAGGCACCGCTGTTGTGGCTGTAGGTACTACCGCAAGCTTTTCCGTAGATGGCCTAGTGTTCCTCAAATCTACTACAGTTTGGGACACGTCTACAAACACTACGCATGGTCATTATGCACGTGTTAAGTCAATTGATTCTGCTACACAACTCACACTCCATACTAAAAGTTTACTGGATTTCACTACAGCAGCATCGGCCACTATTGCCCCAGTTACTCCTATTCGTAACATTCGATTTAATAATGTAAAAGTTATTGGATCACAATCAAATACTCAAGTAGGTATTTATATTGCTTATGGTGAAAATGCTTTATTTGATGGGGTACAAATTACTTCAGTAGATTACACTGGTATTGGTTTATATCGTGCATATGCGTCTATGGTGGTAAATAGTACAGTCAGATTTGCCCGGGATGTAGATAATGCATATGGGGTGGCTGTTTGGGGCGGCTGCATGCATACGACAATTGATAATTTAATTGGTGAAGATTGTCGACATGCGGTGACTATTGGTGATAATGATGGTTTAAATTGCTTTACCTTAGTTCAAGGAAGTCATGCAATTGGGGCTAAAGACTCTGGTTTTGATAGCCATGCTGCATCAATTGGTACTCATTTTATAAATAATATTGTAGAAATGAGTGAGACATTTGTACCGGGAAGTAGTCATGAAGGGATGATTATTCAAGGTGCTCATGCTAAATTTGTAGGAAATATCATTAAAGGTGTGTTAAACAACGGTATCCATTATCAGCCTCTAATTCCATCTACTTATGATAATGATGTATTAATTGCGGATAATACTATTATTTTAGATGATACAGGTAATGGTTCTGCGGTGGCCGGTATTTATGCGGATATTGAAGCCTCTGATGGAGGTAATATTGATAGTTTGATTATTCGTAATAATAGTATTCGAGGAGCAGCATCAAATCCAGACGGTTCCCGTACTATTCGTGTTGCTATCAATCGAGCAAATAGACAAATTAAAAATGTAATTATTGACGGGAATATAGCAGTTTCATCCGCTACCTTAGAGTCTTTAATTTTCCGTGCTTTTGGTGCATCATCTGTATTTACAAATATTACTATTACTAATAATCAATTAAAATCTACAACTGATCGTGTATTACGTATTTTAGCAGACGGCGCTTCTTCTACTGTAAGTAATGTTGTAATGGCAAATAATCTTCTTGATGGGGGTACTACTGCGGGATTCCAGTGCTCAGGAACAATTACCAATCTTAAAGAACGTGGGACACTGTTTGTGAACGCCACTGCGAAATATGATATTACTAGCGACCTCACAAATTATGCGTTTGATACCCGAGATAATGCACCCGTCACTGTGGCTGCCGCTACCTATACAGTGTTACCCAGTGATGAGGAGATTACAGTGGATAACGCTGGAACTTGTACGGTCACTTTACCTAATGCCACAACTTGTGCCGGTCGCGTATTAGGATTCCGCACAATTCAAGCTCAAAGTGTAATTAGTGCTTCTTCAAATGTTGTACCCCGCGCTGGCGGGGCAGCAGGAACAGCTATTGTACCAAACACTGATGGTGCGTGGACTATGATTAAAAGCGATGGTACTAATTGGCAAATTATTCGGAGTAGTTAATGGTTAAGCTTCCACCATATCCAATTGGTGTTCCTCCTGGTCATTCATATATTAATGATTGGTATGAGCGGCTTAGATTACTTCTTAATGATTTACCAGCAAATATTGAGCACAATGATTTACAAGGTATTCAAGGGGGTTCAAGTGGTGATTATTATCATCTAACTAACACTGAAAGAACAGATCTAACGGATGGTGGAGATAGTGCGGGCCATTATCATGCCGCCGATAGAGCAAGAGCAAATCATACTGGCACTCAAACCATGGCTACTATTAGTGATTTACCAGTATTGGCCAGTGGTACCTATACACCTACATTAACTAATATTGCTAATCTAGATGCATCCACAGCTTATCAAGCCCAATATTTAAGGGTGGGTAGTGTTGTTACAGTGAGTGGACGTGTTGATATTGATCCTACTACAACGGCGACATCCACACAATTAGGAATATCTTTACCTGTTGCAAGTAATCTAACCAATATTGAAGACCTTGCAGGGACGGCAGCTGCCACAGCCATTGCTAATCAATGTGCTGCAGTGGTAGCAGATACAGCAAATAACTATGCCCGTATGCAATGGATTGCTGGGGATACAACAAATAGAGCAATGTACTATACTTTTACTTATGAGGTCATCTAATGAGTCTTAAAAATCAAGCAAAGAAAGTCCAGAAAGCTGGCCATAAGAACACACCGCAGGACTCAGTGCTTGCTCACATTAACCCAGACGAGGCTCGACTATTAAAAGCTTTGGGAGGCTCTGGCAGGAAAGATCCTAAAACTGGTCTACGCCATTTTGATGGTTGGGGTGGGGACGGAGGCGGTGGAGATGCTGGTGCAGGCGGGAGTGGGGATGGTGGTAATTCAGGATCTTCCGGCTGGGGCGGTGAGCCCGGTGGTGACCGTGGGGATGGCGGCATTGGTATGGGTGACGGATACGGGGGTGACGCGGGCAGTTATGGAGATAGTCTCTCTTTTGAGGGCTCATTCACACCAGACAACTCCTTTACCTCCGGTGAAGGTGCAATGGGTATGGGAGACTTTAATAGTTCCTTTGGTGACTATGGTGCTGCACATGGAGATATTAACACATATGGTGAATCCCCTGAAGGCCCAGGTAACAGTGATTTCTTCTCCCGTCTTGCACGTTTTACAAAGAACTTAGCCGTTAATAAGGCCATTGGCGCTGTGACACAATCTAATCCAGTGTTAGGTATGATGGCTCCTATGGCGATGACTGCGATCAATGCCCATAATCAAACACCTGTCGGACAACAGGTGGCTGGTTCCATTGCACAGGCCATGCTAGGGCCTTTGGGAGCTATTCCAGGTATTGCTAATATGTTTGGTGCAAACATTCCGTCTATTGGTCAGTCTATTGGACAAGCCAATTTAGATTATAAGGGCGAAGCCCCTGGTACCACAGGATTGTCTGGTCAAAATCAAGGTCAAGGGCAGGGTGGTACTAGTATGTTTGATTCCGTATTAAACGGAGCTGCTACAGGTTATGGACTCTATAATATGTATAAAGCCGGTCAGCAGAATAATGATCAGGCAAATAGTCTTGCTAATATGTTCTCCCAGAATAGTCCTTATGCCACTCAACTCCGCCAGCAACTTGCCCGCCGTGACGCTGCCGCTGGTCGGCGTAGTCAATATGGACCACGCGAAGTAGAACTACAGGCAAAGCTTGCTCAGATGGCTGGACAAATGGCCCCACATCAAATGGCCGCTAGAAATGCTGGTAATCAGAATATGATGCAAATGTTAGGTATGCTCACCAGTGCTAATAAGATGGGTGTGTTTGATCCAGTGAAGAATTATTTAGGTGGAATGTTCTCTAGTAATAGTACCCCTGAATATACTTCTTCTGGTGACACTTATGATGCGTATGATTTTGGAGGTTAATCGTGGCTAATCTAGCAACAATGTTCCCACAAGTGGATATGAATCAATTGGGTCCAGTGGGCGGAATGATGCTTGGAGACATGTTTAATATTGCAAAACAAAATAATAATATTAATCAACAATCAGCATTAGCGTCAGAACAGCGGAATCAGGAAATGCATCCCTTGGATATGGGCTTTAAACAAGCTCAAACTGGGTATCAAGATGCTCTTTCTAGGAATACTAATGCTCAGGCAGATAAGTCTATTTGGGACCTAGAACAAGACAAGCGTCTTGCTGAACCTAAATATCAATCTGAATTAGCTAAGCTACAGGCCTCTACTTCTGAGGCGGAGGTTAAGCAAGCTCATGCAAAAATTGAGCAGCAACTCATGTCTAAAGATCCCACTATCCGGAAACAGGCTGAGGGTATGTACAAGGCTACGGGGGATATGCTTAAACTCTATGAAAAAGCCCGCTTAGAAAAAGATCAGGCTGTAACTGTGGCTGGGATGAACGCTGCTGCGGCTAAAGACCGTGCTTCTAATGCGGCTGCTCCTAGACTTCCACGTACAAATCAAGAAGGTTTGCAATATTGGATGTGGCAAGCAGCTAATACTACTGATCCAGCAGAGCAACAATATGCTGTGGCTATGGCTGAGCAGATTAAACGTATTATGATGGAAACAAGCAATGCTCGTGCCCCCCAATATGTTGTGCCTGGAAGTCAGAATTTACAAGTAAATCCCAATGCTCCAGGAACTAATACACCAATTACAGTGCCTCAGAAACCAGGGGTAACCCTTCCTCAAGATGGTGCTACAGCGGGTAGACCTGCTCGCCAGGAGGCAGCTAATAAGCCCCAGGCCCGATCAGGTTATGTAGTAGTTTATAAGAATGGAAAGCCAGTAGGTCAAGTACCACAAGGACAAGCAGAGTTAGCTAAGAAACAAGGATATACGTTAGAATAAAATGGACAAACTTCAATTAGAGCCATTAGACATTGAGCCCCTAGACACTGGGGCTCTTTCCATTATTCCATTAGACGAGGAGAAAGAGAAAGCTTCGATTGGTGAGAATATCTACTCATCTTTTGCTGATGTCGGTAATACGGTCGACAAGGCTTGGTCCGGGCTAGCCGGCGCTTTAGCTGGTATGTTTGATCAAGATGAAGCCGATGATATTTACAAGAATCTACAAGACCGTGTAAAAACTCGTCAGCAAATGTCCAATCCCCAGAATAAAGAACGTTCTTTTAGTGGGAAGGTGGGAGGTGCTCTAGCCACTCTCCCAATGCAGATGCTGTCTTTCCCTCTTTCTCCGTTTGAAACTGGTCAAACAATGATTGATAAAGGGGAAACTCTCCCACGTGCTTTAGCTGGTACAGGTATTGATACAGTTGGTAATATGGTGGGAGTTGCTCTCCCTGGGAATGTGGGTAAAACTCTTCCAGGAAAGATTGCCTCAGGAGCAGCTATTAATGCTGCCCAAGATACAGCTGTACGAGCCGGGATCTCCAGCATGGCACAAAATCCAGCTACACAAGAAGCTCTTGGGCCTTCCCTGGAATCTGCTGCTATTTCTGGCCTTATTGGTGGAGGTTTAGGGGCCTTAGGGGGCCGTTCTACCCCCGATGAATACTCCCCTACACAGAGACCTGTAGAAACGCCTGTAGAGCCTTCTAGGCCCCTTCCTGGGCCTACGGAACAGCTCCCTCTCCTAGACCTAGAGAACCAGGGCTTAATGGCCAATCCTTATGGGGCTAACATAGGGGATTGGAGAATAGATGAGAATGGTGTGCCTGTTCGCATTGATCTGTCTATGGATCTACAAAATGTGCAGGAACCCTTACAAATGCATTTATGGGGAGATGAAGCTCAACCTCGTATTGATCCTATTGGGCAAGCTGCCACTTTAGCTGATGGTATTAGGCAGTTTGAAGAACAACCAATGCAAGGAGGCATTCCTCTAACGCAGGCCATCGATATGATGCCACCTGGTGAAGCCAGAACTACTGGTTTAAATATGCTCCGTCATATGGTGGAACCTAGCGGCGAGCTTCAGGGAGCTATTGCAGAGGCTAATAGGGCGGCTGGATCCGCTAGATTACCTTCTATGGGAACCTGGAATGGGGAAGTTAAACAAGACTCTCCGGCTACGCCCATTGCACCAGAAACGATCCTAGCCAAAACTGAACGTGCCCAAAAGGCTTCAGCTATTGGCCTGGAAAACACCCCGTATCATCGGGTGGCTACACGTGAAGAAGCTTTAGCTGGTGTAAATAAGTCCACTGATATGTCAGCTATGGGAGCCAGTAACTTCCGTTCTGGGACTGAAGCGGTTGTACGGACCAATGTAAAGAATAAACCCTTAAACTATGTACGTAATGTTTTTCAAGAAGGTAGGAATGCTGCTGAGCGTCTGAGTAAGGAGTATATCACAGCCCCTAAGACTGGGCTGGTCGCTACTATTAAAGCCCTTTCTCCACAAGAGAAGGCGGATTTAGCGGGAGTCTTAAAAGATCTTTCAGATAGGCAATTAGAATTCACTCCGGAATTGGCCCAACAATTACATCTAACTCCTAAGCAAATTGCTGCTGCTGAAGCGGCCTATAAGGCCCTGGAAGCACGTTATGTGTCTGCCTCAGATGCAATGATGTCTATGGGGTTTGAGCCATTTAAGCCACGCAAGGGGTACATGCCCGCTATGTTTGACGGGGCTTATCTGTCGTTCATTGGTAAGTATGACAAAGATGGTAAGTTTATTACCACGGGTATTGCTCAATCTGACACTGCGTGGGGTTTAAAGAAAGCTGTAGAGAAATATAAATCTCTGGGTCCGGATTATCAAGTAGAACTCAAGCAGCCAAAACGCCAGCTTAAAGAGGGGACTATTCAAGGTAAGTCTTATAATGGTTTTAATGATCTTGTTGCGCGGCTAGCAGAGATTGATCCTAAATTTGCAGACGCTAAGAAGATTGTAGACCAGCATACTGCTGATCAAGTTAAAGCACTCTATCGATATGACGTACATGAACTCAAAAAGAACAATGTGAAAGGCTCCCTTGGTGATCGACCCTGGCTCTCTAAGAGAGAGAATGCTGATCAATTCTTTGATGCAATCATTGATTATGCTGAGCAAGGCTATCGCTATGACAGCATGCAGAAGCCTTTGAATGAACTTGGTGCTCTAGTATCTGATCCTAAGATGAATGCAGATATGCCTAACACTGTGACATATCTAAATAAATATAAGGATCATATTACTGGTCATGGGCTCAATGCTGTGGGTGCTTTGAGCAATTCTATTGTAAATAAGGTGAGTATGGGATTCTCTCCTAGACTTCCCACCAAGGCTGTGCAGGCTCTGGCTAATGTGTCATCTAGTCTGATGATGGGTTTCTTTAACATTGGCTTTGCCGGCATGCAGCTTACCCAATATCTAACATCAGGTGTACCCGAAGCTATGGCTATTAGAGCTAGTTTAGGACTGGAACCAGAAGCTGTATCTAAGACTATGGCTCTCACAGGCCCTTACACCGCTCTTATGGCACTTGGTAAAAGAGATCTTGTGCCCCCTCATTTAGCACACGCGTACGATTGGGCACATAAGAATGGGATGTTTGATTATTCGGAAGCGGAACTTGCTCATGAAGTGAACAAGTCAAAAGGACGTATTGTAGCGGGGAAGATTATCAATGCTCCAATCATCTACAGCGAGAAGATGACGCGACCCCCATTATTTATGGCCTTCGTTGATATGTTCAACAAAGCCGGATATAAGGGAGAAGATGCCTTATTGCGGGCACAGGAAGCAACTGATTATGCAATGGTGAATTACCATGCAGATGAGCGGCCTGGAATCTATCAGGCCATGGGAAGTGTGGGACAAATGCTAGGTGCTCTAACTACCTATAAGCATAATTTCATTGAGCAACAAACAAGTCGTATTATTAATGCTAAACAACACCCAGCGGCCTTAGCCGCCACATTGGGAATGGTGTTTGGGTTGTATGGTATTGCTGGTATGGCAGGCTATCAGGAACTAAGCCAAATCTCAGAGGAATTGCTAGGTAAGTCCATCCGTGAGCTTATCATGGAAGATCCTACCAAATCTAATGCCCTGCTTGATGGTGTGGCTAGTTGGTACAGCGGTATTGACATTCAAAGTCGACTAAGCCAATCCAGCATGTTTCCCGATAGTCCCCTGTCTGCTGCACCTCACGTAGCTAATACTGCTCGTATCTTAGGAGCTGCCGTTGAGGCGGGTAAGAATCGGGATGAGGCGTCTTGGAACAAGTTAGCCTCAGCAGCTATGCCCACATCAGCACGTCATATCTTTGAAGATACTATGTTAACTGATGAGCAAGGTAATGTCCGGGATTTCACTGGTAAGCTAAAGACTGAGCAACCACGCAATGAAGCAGAACGCACGGTAAAGAGAGTCACCGGTATGGCGCCCTTACGGGAACGTATTGATCGGGACACTCTCTGGACCCAAAGACAACGGAGTATGGATAACCAACAAAAGATGAAAGATCTTTCTAAGCAATTTGAAGCCGCTATTGTTCTTGGCGGGGATGTTAATAAACTGGTGCAGGAATATGCTACTTTAGGTGGAGATCCTCAACAACTCTTAAGCCGCATCCCTGAGATTATTCAACAAGCTAACATGACCCCAAAGCAAAGAGCCCAAGGTGTTCCCTCAGGCTCTCTACAAAGTTTACAACGGTTTAATGAATACAACCCATGATTACTCTAAAGCAACTTCAGCATGTTTATAAGGAAGCACCTCTCGCGAGATTGCAGACATTTCTGCCATTGCTGATTGAAACAATGACTCAATATGAAATAAACACTCCCCAACGGATGAGAATGTTCCTTGCTCAGATAGGGCATGAATCTGGGCAGTTGTGTTATACTGAAGAGTTAGCGAGTGGTAGCGATTATGAGGGCCGGAAGGATCTTGGAAATGATGTTCCAGGTGACGGTGTACGCTACAAGGGAAGGGGTTTAATCCAATTAACTGGGCGAACGAACTATCAACTAGCGAGTATGGGTCTGGATATTGATTTGGTTGATAAGCCAGAAACCCTATCTCAACCGCAATACGCGGCCCTGTCGGCTGGTTGGTTTTGGAAAAATAATAACTTAAATACATTATGTGACTCCGGACAGTTTAAAGAACTGTCCTATAGAATTAATGGTAGGAAAAAGAAGGTTAACGGGGTTATGCCTGATCCAAATGGTTATGCAGATAGGTACAAACTCTATCAGCGAGCTTGCGAAGTCATTTAGCACTATCGTTCGCTAAATGTAAAAGAGGGCCATTGGCCCTCTTTTTATTTGACAGTGTATTCCTTAGTACCATGCCCTGTGAAAGGATCATGTTTACTAGCTAATACCACCGCCTCTTTAGGGGTTTTACCAGCAGCCATAGCACCAAGAGCAATGTGACATCCTGATCCAATAGCATAATCTGGTTGATCCACTACAAGCCAATCTTTTAAATTTCTACTGGTAAGTAGCTTATCCTTTGTAAGCATTAAGAATTCTGTGCCCTTAATGTTAGGAAGTTTACCTCCAGTAGACAACCATCCCCAAGCAGAGGAAATTCCGTCTGCGTCTCCACAAGCACCAATAACTGCTTCCTCTACACCAAAGAGTTCCTTAGCTACTTCTTTGTTAATTTCATAACATTTGGTGGCACCTTTAAATTTAAGCCCATTGCTATGTGAGAATTGTCTGTCACATACAATGGTGTGCGTCCTTAAGCTAGCTGCAATAGTCGTCACTTAATGGCCTTTTTATCTTGATATGCCTCATAAAAGGGTTTCATATCTTGCCTTAACTTTTGTTCTAGAGCCTTAGCTAATTCTGGATACCATTCTTTAGATCCCACAGCTTCCCCCTTTTCCGCTAATTTCACATACGTCGTTTTCTTCGTAGACGACGCCTTTGTGTTTGAGGGCTTCGTCGTAGGAACATTCTGTGATGGGTTGACCTCCTCTAGAACCATCTGGATAGGCGGTAAAGCCCCGAAGCCTTGGAGCATACTTTGCAAGCGTTTCTGCAAACTTTCCAACAACTGATTCATTGTTATCTTTCGAGCCCCAAGCAGGTAAGTTGATTGTACTGGAAATTGACATGTCAACGTAATCTTGTACGTCTGCTTGGAATTTAATTCGTTGCTCATAATTATGACTTAGCTTGTAAGCGGTGTCGATGTTCTCTGGAGAAAGCCCGTATTGGCGAATGAGTTGATCTGCTGTGCTGTCAACAACATATTCATACTTCCATTTAGTGCCGTCAGTAAGGTAGCGGCGCTTGTAGGCCACTGCAAAGAGAGGTTCAATACCGGTAGTAGTGCCAGCGAGGATGCCAATGGTGCCTGTTGGTGCAATTGCGCGATACGCAACTGGTTTAGATATGTAAAAACGCTCGCAATGATCATTTGCCGATTTTTCTGATTCTGATTCATATACTTTTAACCATTCATGTAATTCTGGAGTTACTTCGTATCCGTAGCCCCGTTTGAGGAGCCATTCGTGCATGCCCATAAGTCCGAGGCCAAGGCGCCGATTCTTTTCCCTAACTTTATAGACCTTTTCGTATGGTAAATCAGCTCGAAGGGTGCCGCAAACAAGGAACTTCGACGCCAAGGAGACAACGGATTGGAACTCTTCCAAAGTTTCAATATTGCCCATGTTGAT